TGCGGCCGCCCCATCCTGTACGGGTTTCCAAGTCGATCGGAGGGCAGAGTCGGCGCTGGAGCCACTCACACGGGCTCCGTGCGCCCCCAGGACGAAAGATCCCCGCTCACGCGGGTAGTTGTACCCCCGGAATCGGCTCAGCACCTCTCAGAGCCTGGCCTCATGCTGTGGTCGTCGTCACCCTCGATCCAGTCGATCGCCCGCCCGCGAGCGCGGTCGAGCAGGATGAATGGGACGTTGATCAGATCTCGCAGCAGGTACTTCATGAGCCTTTCCTTCGGTCGCCGTCTGCAGCCCCTGACGGGCTGCGCGGCAAGGTACAACCCGTCAGGGTTGCCTGTATTAACGCTCGCGAAACTGGGAGTCATCCGTGAGCTACCACACACCCAGGTGGATGTCAAGGAATACTCAGGTACTTATATTATGAGGGCCCAAGAGGGCCCTATCTAGAGCGCCACCAGGCGCTCTTCTAGAAGACCGGCCACCGGGCCGGTCTGAGATTGGACTCGCAACCGCGAGTCCTTCGCCCGCGCCAGTGCGCGGGCTCATAGATAGGGGTGAGGCAACCGTGTACGGCACTCGCTCGAGTGCCTTCTGGGCCTCGCAACCGGGCAAGTTCGACGTTCTCAACCTGCGGATGACGTTCCCGAGCACATCCGCTCATGAGATTCCCGACTTGACAGCCACCGACTTCGTTCCCGAGAACCTCGCGGCCTGGAATATGCCGCGACACCGGGAATACGCCGCCCATACAGGCGGCGCTCTCCATTTCTTCCTCGATGACTATCGATTCGAGACCGTCTGGTCGTCCCCCGAGCGCCTTTTGGACCGCGTGAAAGCGGTCGGCGCGGCATTGACGCCCGATTTCAGCCTCTGGAAAGACATGCCGCGAGCCGCGCAGGTCTGGAACACCTATCGCAGCCGCTGGTGCGGCGCGTATTGGCAATCCGAGGGCATCGAGGTCATTCCGACTGTCGGTTGGGGCACCCCCGACACCTACGACTTCTGTTTCGACGGCCTGCCGACTGGCGGGAACGTCGCCATTTCCTGCCTCACGCTCCGGGCCAAGCAAGAAGACCGCGAGCTGTTCACCCGAGGCGTCCAAGAACTCGTCTGGCGGACTCAGCCGAAGACCCTTCTGGTCTACGGCCGGCTGAGGTTCTGCGAAGACATCGACCTTCCCGAGGTCCGGGAGTACCCGACCTACTGGGACCGACGTAGAAAGCGACTCGAAGAGCAATGGGAAAGCGCGGGGGCAGCGGTGGAGGCGGTGGAGCCCCCGGCACCCAGACCCGAAACAAAGGAGCCGCAGCTCCAGGCGGTGGATCTGGACTGAGCGGCGGCAGCAGCGGCGGTGGGTCCGCTGGTGGCGGCGGTGGCGGGGCCCCCAAGGGCACCGGTAGCGCCGGTACCGGTGGAGTCACCGGTGGTGGTGGCGGCGCGGGATCTGGTGGAGGCAGTAGCACTCCTCCCAACACCAACACCCCAGAACCGCAGCAGCCGGATACGCCACGCAAGTTCCCCAGCGCCACGAAGGCGCGGGAGTGGTTCGCGAGCATCTGGCCGACGAAGGACAAGTACGAGCCCAAGGTGCGGAGCGAGTTCGCGACGTACTCGACCAACACCGGCTACCAGACGATCAACACCGCGCTGCGTGACGCGGCCGGGGACATGAGCAAGTTCGATGACCCGGACTGGCTCGACGGCCGCAAGAAGTACGACGGCACGGAGTACTCGAGCCACGTCAAGGACCAGTACATCAAGAACCTCAAGGACCGCATCGCGCAGATGGACGCGGGCTTCGAGTTCGCACCCGAGATCCCCGAGACGATCTCGCTGGCGCGAGGCACCCGCTGGTCGGAGTTCAAGAGCCTCGGCATCACGGGCCCGAACGACGACCTGACCAAGCTCCTCGGCAAGTCCTACATCAACGACTCGTACACGTCGACCTCGGTCGGCGGCAAGGCCGCGATGGACTACATGCCGGTGCAGATCACCCTGACGGTGCCCAAGGGCACGAAGGGTGTCCACATGGCCGGTGGGGCGTCCTACGGCGGTGCGTTGTCTACGCTGGCATCCGAGAACGAGTTCCTGCTGCCACGCGGAACCAAGTTCAAGATCACCGACGTGTTCAAGAACGACGAAGGTGAATGGGAGATCGAAGTGGAGGTGCTGAAGAAGTGAGCGCATTCGATGACAAGATCGAAGACCAGTCGCACGCCATCCGCGCCGTTGAGGACTACGACGCCCTCCCTTTAGCCGGTCCCGGCCGCTGGGCTCACATCCACGGCGGCATGACGCTGTACACCAACGACGCCAACGTCCTGTTCGCCAAGGGCGGTCGCGGAACGCTCGATCGCAGCACGCTCTTCCAGGCGATGGAGAAGCTGCGTCAGGCAGGCAAGACCGCATCTGAGGCGTTCGACATCCTGCGTCTGGAATCAGACGCGGTGTCTGGCGATCTGAGCGAGATCGCCTAGCGATGAGCTGGGCGTCCTCGAGACGCCGGTATGACCTTCCCCCGGACTGGGAGCTGAACTACAGGCTCCCGGTCCTTCGGGATGCCAACTGGATCTGCGAGCTGCAGTGGAATGGCTGCGTAGGAGTCGCATCCGAGGTCGACCACATCAAGCGTGGGAACGACCACTCGCGATCCAACCTGCAGGCGGTCTGCCACAGGTGTCACGCGAAGAAATCATCCGCCGAGGGCAACGCCCGTAAGGCAGAACTCAAAGCCCGGAGGAAGCGGCCCGACGAACGCCATCCTGGGCGTCGATAAAAGCGGGCCAGGAGCCCGCTCTAGACCCAGGAGGTCAAGTGGGCACCCGAGGCCCCATCGGAAAACGAGACGAAGAGCGAGTTCGGCGCAACGCGCCCGAGAGCCCTACTGACACGGTCCAGGTGATCGGCCCGGTAGAGATCCCCGAACTGGGGGACGTGAGCTACGACGGCGAGACGCACCCGCTCATCACCGAGATGTACGAGTCCATCAAGAACTCAGCGGCCGTGAAGTACTACGAGCCGACTGACTGGACGTACGCCAAGCTCACCCTCTACACCCTGAACCAAGAACTGATTGCATCGCGCCAGTACGGAAAGCCAATGGGCGCAATGAAACTCACTGCCATCAACCAAATGCTCTCCTCGCTGCTGCTGACAGAAGGTGACCGACGACGAGTTCGGCTCGAGATCGAGCGGAACCCCGGAGACCCGACATCCGGGAAGGTCGTTGACATGACCGACATGCTCAAGCAGCGCCTCGCCCAAGCTCAGGCGAGCGGAGGGTAGATGGTCCCCCGGAGGGGGTTTCTAGAGCACTGCCGCTACCAGTAGCTCCTCCCTCCGGGGTTGACACCCACCCGAAAGGATCCCACATGGCCGACTTCGGCAAACCGCTCGACGTTGAGGCGTTGTGGCTGGTCAGAGGGCGCGACTTCAAGCACTCGTTCACCAACAAGGACAAGGCCGGGAACCCGGTCCCCTGGCCGGCCGGTGACCTGTTCCTCGAACTCGAGACAGGCGGCGAGCACAACGCACTGCACCAGGTCTACATCACCGGAGCCACGGGCGGCACGTACGGCCTGACGCTCAACGGCAACCCCACCCCGGCCATCGACTACAACGACGTGTCCGAGAACCCGCAGGGTCTCGCTGGCGACATCCAAGACGCGGTCGACCTGGCCGTCGGCGCGGGCAACGCCATCGTCCACCCGGTCTCGCTGTACCCCGCCTGGACGCTGTACTTCAACCTCAACAGCGGCAAGCCGCTCACGGAGCAGCTCGTCAACACGATCAACAAGGCGGCGAACGACTTCTTCAACACGTTCGACCAGCTCCTGGGCGTGGATGTCCAGATGACGGTGACCGACGCGCTCAACTTCAAGCTCCAGGTGACCAGCATCAGGGACTTCGATGAGGTCGGCGTCGTGACCTTCGCTGTCGACGTGACCAGCACGGCCGTCAAGAACTTCTTCAACGGCTTCGCCGGTCTGATCGGCGCGGTCAACACGGTCTCCACCGACTTCTACTGGAACCGGACCTACAACATCGAGTTCACCGGATCGCTTGCGCTGCAGCCGATTCCGCTCACCACGGCGAACGGATCAGCCCTGACGGGCACCAGCAAGAGCATCACCACCTCGGTGATCGATCCCGGCAAGAAGCGACTCACCGTCTGGCCCCTCACGGTCGACGGCGCGAACGCCTCGATCAAGGTCGAGTCCGAAGAGGCCGACAAGATCCACAACCGCTGCCGCTGGCAGCTCGTCCACATGCCATCCGGCGAGGCTGCCGGTGGCGATGCGAAGCAACTCGGCTTCGTCTACATCCAACCCCGATAGTTTCAGCTTGCGGCCACCTACCGAGAGGTGTTGCCCTAGCTAGGTTTTCGCGCCCGTTCCCCTACTGAATGCAACGGGCCCCCCTTCCCGACTAGCACAACTGGTAGCTGCGCTCGGCTCTGGACCGAGAGGTTTGAGGTTCGAATCCTTGGTCGGGAGCCCACTTGACATCCACCACGAAAGGAAACACCATGTCCGCAATCCAGGGCAAGCTGATCGCGCTCGTACTCAAGTACGGCATCAGCTACCTCCGCAAGCACCCTGAGCTGCTGCAAGAGGTCTCCAAGCACATCCCCGGCAAGGTCGATGACCTGGTCCTCGAGGTGCTGGCCAAGCTCCTGGGCGTCTGATGACGGCGGTCATCACCCGCAAGCAGGCTCAGTGGGTCCACGACATGGCCCGCGCCCGGAACGGTCTCCCGTACGCCTACGGCGGCGCGTTCACCAACGACCCGAAGCGATCGACTGACTGCTCTGGCCTGGTGCTGCAAACCGCAGCCTGGTACATGGGCCGCACCGACTGGGTCGGTAACCGCTACGGCTCCACCGAGAGCTTCCGGCTCGACCACAAGATCGTCTACGACCTGGGCTTCCGGCGCATGCCTCCGGGCGGGCCAGCGGCCCTGCCGTTCAAGCCGGTCATGCTCGTCGGCCTGATGCACGGCGGCGGCGGGGAGAACTCGCACACCGCCTGCACGCTGATGACGATGGACATCCCCGGTGGCCCGGTGAAGATGTCCGACCGAGGCGTCGACTGGGAGTCCCACGGGAACCGCAACGGCGTCGGCGTCGATCTCTACGACAACGCACGCGCCTGGAACGATCCGCTGTTCCACGACTTCTGGTACCTCGACGCGAAGCTCGAGGACGCCCCGGCCGCGCCGGGTGAGATGACGGTCCCGCTGTTCCAGAAGGGCAACGGCCGATGGGGCTCCCCGAGCCCTGCCTGGGACCACCTCATCATGCGTGAGTCGAGCGGTGACCCGACGATCATCCAGCAGATCATCGACGTGAACTCGGGCGGCAACGAGGCCGAGGGTCTGTTCCAGATCACCCCGAAGACATGGCGGGCACACAACGGCACGCAGTTCGCGCCCAGCGCGAGACTCGCTACCCCGCAGCAGCAGGCGATCGTCGCCGCACGCATCTTCACCCGCAATCCAAGCGGATCTGACTGGGGCGCAGGACTTCCCGGTCGCGAAGACCCGAAGCAGCTCGCGGCTGGCCTGGTGCCCACCGAACCACAAGGAGAGGACGGCTTCTTGTCCGCACTCAACGACGCTGAGCAGCGCGAGGTTCTCAACCTCCTGCGCTGGATCGCAGCACCCGAATACGGAGAGCTTCGCAAGCTCTTCCAGAACGAAGACATGTACCGCACCGACAACGAACGTCGGCGCACCGCCGTAGGTGTCGCGCTGGACGCCCGGACATTCTCCTGGGAGACCCGCGTCGAGGACGCCGCCAAGCGCGGCGAGCAGTGGGCTCTGGACCTCGTTGTTCAGGCCGCTCGCGGCACGCTCCCCGGCGTCACTCGCGTCGGCAGCAACACCCCGGACCCGTTCCTGGTCAACCACGCCAGGTCGGTCCTTGCCGAGATCGAGGCGACGAACCCCGAGGCGCTGAAGAACTACCTGAAGGGGGCCAAGTGAGCCCGAAAGTACGTCAGTCCATCTACCACGTCGGGACGCTGATCCCCGGCCTGGTCGGCCTCGCCATGATCTGGTTCGGCCTCAGCACAGACGACGCTGACAGCATCATCCAGGTCGTCTCTGGGGCCATCGCCCTGATCGGCGCGGGAGCGCCGGCCATCGCCGCCAAGACGGTGCGTGAGCAGCGCAAGGACGGCACCCTGACCGCCAACCCGGTCGAGGCAGTGTCGAAGGGCATCGAGCAGGTCATCGCGGCGCGTGACGCCGCGCAGGCCGAAGTCGACAAGGTCACCAGCGTGGTGGGCAACGTCCTCAGCGACGTGCAGCTCGCCGCCAACGCGATCAACCTCGGCCCGCTGGCCAGCCAGATCCTCAACGGGGCGCAGGATGCGCTGTCGCCGCAGGCGTACAGCCTCTACGACCCCACGACCGCCTGGCGTCGGCCGGAAGACCGATGAGCCTGCAGGTCGGCTCCAGCGGCGAACTCGTCAACAGGTGGATCCGGGTCATGAAGGCCCGGTTCGCCTCCTACGCGGGAAAGCTCAAGGAGGACGGCTACTTCGGCCTTGACGACAAGGCTGTCCAGCAGGAGTACGAGACACGCACCCACCAGACACCGGACGGGATCGTCACTGACGGCGATCTCGCCTACCTGCTCCCCCGGAAGCCGTGGCTGTTCACAGTCCACGGCACCGGGATGCCAGACCCTCTGGGCCCCGGCCTTCCGGCCGACGTGGCACGCGACGTGCTCGACATCTACAACTGGCAGCCCATCGGCAACTACCCTGCCGCCGCCTTCCCGATGAAGCCCTCGTACGACAAGGCCATCGCGGAGCTGGTGCTCCAGATCGACCAGAAGCTCGCCGGGAACAACGACGAGTTCAGCATGGCCGGTTACTCGCAGGGAGCCATCGCGGTCGCCTACGTGCTCAAGCATGAGATCCTCGACCCGAAGGGTCGCCTGCACAAGTACGTCCGCAGGCTCAAGAAGGTCGTCATGTGGGGAAATCCCATGCGGCAGAAGGGCTTCGCTCACTTCGATGAGTGGATCCACCCGGTCGCAGCTCCCGACACGATGGGCATCCTCGAGGACCGCCTCGAGAACCTCGAGTGGGCCATGCAGGAGTACGGCTTCGAGGTCCGCGACTACGCCCACGACGGCGACATGTACGCCTCCATCAAGGAGGACGACATGCACGAATACGAGGTGGCCATCGGCCGAATCGTGATGACCGTCAAGGGATTCTACGGAGGCAAGGACTCTGTCGTGGCGCAGCTCGGTGAGCTGGCCGGACATCCTCTCCGCGAGAGCATCGCGATGGCCCGCGCCATCATCGACGCCATCTCGTTCCTGGCCAAGTCCACGCAGGGCGAGAAGTGGCCGCACCTGTACAACCGCTACCCGGCTGTCGCTTTCTTGCGTCAGCCTTGACATACACCCGGAAGGAGGCGGGGTGAGCCTCGAGAATCACCACCCGGAGCTTGCCCCGTCCCCTCCACACATCATCGGCCCGTCTTGGCAGAGGACGGTCGACGGTTCATGGCATCTGCCTGATCCCAAGATGACCCTGGGCTGGGGCGTCTTGAAGTGGCTGTCCGATTACGTCAACACCCCTGGGGGACATGACGATCCAGCCAGACTCAAGTTTCTGATCGAGCTGTCCGAAGCGGGACTGCTCGAGAACGAGAACATGTTCATCCCCACCGACGAGCAGGTACGCCTGGTCCTCTGGTGGTACGCCGTAGACGAGAAGGGCCAGTACGTCTACCGCGAAGGCGTCATCCGCCGGCTCAAGGGATGGGGCAAAGACCCGTTCACCGCCGCGCTGTGCCTCGCGGAACTCTGTGGCCCAGTAGCATTCTCGCACTTCGACCGAGAGACCGGCCAAGCCATCGGCAAGCGCCGACCGGCACCGTGGGTCACCGTCGCGGCCGTCAGCCAGGACCAGACGAAGAACACGTTCTCGCTGTTCCCGGTGATGATCAGCAAGAAGCTGAAGGCCGAGTTCAAGCTCGAAGTCAACCGCTTCATCATCTACGCCGAAGGCGGCGGTCGCATCGAGGCCGCGACCTCCTCACCAGCATCGATGGAGGGCAACCGCCCGACGTTCGTCGTCCAGAACGAGACGCAGTGGTGGGGCCAGGGCCCGGACGGCAAGGTCAACGAGGGCCATTCGATGGCGGAAACCATCGAGGGCAACATGACCAAGGTCGAGGGCGCTCGCACGCTCTCGATCTGCAACGCCCACATCCCCGGCACCGAGACCGTTGGCGAGAAGGCGTACGTCTCCTGGCAGAAGATCCAGTCCGGTGAGGACGTGGACACCGGCCTCATGTACGACGCTCTGGAGGCACCGGCCGACACCCCGATCTCCGAGATCCCCTCGCAGAAGGAAGATCCCGAGGGATTCGAGAAGGGCATCGCGAAGCTCCGACAGGGGCTCTACATCGCCCGAGGCGACAGCACATGGCTGCCGATCGAAGACATCATCAAGTCGATCCTGTCGACCAAGAACCCGATCACCGAGTCGCGGCGCAAGTTCCTCAACCAGGTCAACGCGTCCGAGGACTCCTGGCTGGCTCCCCGCGAATGGGACCGCTGCTACGCAGACGCCAAGAAGTACCTCGAGAAGATGGGCTACGAGTTCACGCCGCCAGCTCGCGGCGAGAAGATCGCCCTCGGCTTCGACGGTTCGAAGTCCAACGACTGGACCGCGCTCGTCGGCTGTCGCATCAGCGACGGCTTCCTCTTCGTCATCAAGATCTGGGATCCCCAGAAGTACGGCGGGCAGGTTCCTCGCGAAGACGTAGACGCCACAGTGCATTCCACGTTCAAGCACTACGACGTGGTCGCGTTCCGCGCCGACGTGAAGGAGTTCGAAGCCTACGTCGACCAGTGGGGTCGGACCTACAAGAAGAAGCTCAAGGTCAACGCCTCCCCCAACAACCCCGTCGCATTCGACATGCGCGGGCAGCAGAAGAGGTTCGCGTTCGACTGTGAGCGACTCGAGGACGCGGTCCTCGAAGGCGAGGTCTGGCACGACAACGACCAGACGCTTCGGCAACACGTTCTGAACGCCAAACGACACCCAACCACCTACGACGCCATCGCGATTCGCAAGGTCACCAAGGACTCCAGCAAGAAGATTGACGCTGCAGTCTGTGCGGTCCTCGCGTTCGGGGCGAGACAGGACTACCTCATGAGCAAGAAGGCCCGCACGGGCCGGGTGGTGGCCGTCCGATGACAGCACCGCTGCCCGGACAGGAAGAGATTCCAGATCCCGCCATCGCCCGAGACGAGATGATCTCGGCGTTCGATGACGCGGTCAAGAACCTCAAGATCAACACCAGCTACTACGAAGCTGAGCGCCGGCCGGAGGCCATCGGCGTCACGGTCCCGCAGCAGATGCAGTCGCTGCTTGCCCACGTCGGGTATCCCCGTCTCTACGTCGACTCCATCGCGGAGCGCCAGGCCGTCGAAGGCTTCCGCCTCGGCGATGCCGACGAGGCTGACGAAGAGCTGTGGCAGTGGTGGCAGGCCAACGACCTCGACATCGAGGCTCCGCTGGGCTACACCGACGCCTACGTTCACGGCCGGTCGTACATCACGATCTCGCGCCCGGACCCCACGCTCGACATCGGCTGGGATCCCAACACCCCGATCATCAGGGTGGAGCCGCCTACGCGGATGTTCGCCAAGATCGACCCCCGGATCAACCGGGTGTCGCAGGCCATCCGAGTCGCCTACGACGAGTCTGGCAACGAGATCCAAGCGGCCACGCTGTACACGCTGAACGAGACATTCGGCTGGTTCAAGCAAGACGGCGAGTGGGTGGAGTGGTTCAACGACCCCCACGGCCTGGGCGTAGTCCCCGTCGTCCCGCTCCCGAACCGGAACCGGCTCTCGGACCTGTACGGCACGTCGCAGATCACCCCAGAGCTTCGGTCGTTGACCGACGCGGCGGCTCGCATCCTCATGCTGATGCAGGCGACTGCAGAGCTGATGGGTGTGCCCCAGAGGCTGATCTTCGGCATCAAGCCCGAAGAGATCGGCGTGGACCCGGAGACGGGCCAGACGCTGTTCGACGCCTACCTCGCTCGCATCCTGGCGTTCGAGGACGCTGAGGGCAAGATCCAGCAGTTCTCGGCAGCCGAGCTGGCCAACTTCGTCGCGGCGCTGGACGCCATTTCGGGCCAGGTGTGTTCGTACACCGGCCTGCCGCCTCACTACCTGAACACCAACTCAGCCAACCCCGCCTCGTCTGAGGCGATCGATGGATCGGAGTCCAGGTTGGTCAAGACGGTCGAGCGCAAGAACCTGATCTTCGGTGGAGCGTGGGAAGAGGCGATGCGTATCGCCTACCGGATGATGAAGGGCGGCGACGTTCCGCCCGACATGCTCCGCATGGAGACCATCTGGCGCGACCCGTCGACTCCGACCTACGCGTCCAAGGCTGACGCAGCCACCAAGCTGTACGGCAACGGCCAGGGCGTCATCCCCCGCGAGCGTGCCCGCAAGGACATGGGCTACTCGATCATGGAGCGCGAGGAGATGCGGCGCTGGGACGAGGAAGAGGCCGCTATGGGTCTCGGACTCATCGGCACGATGGTCGACCCGAACCCGACGGTCCCCGGCTCCCCGAGCCCCACGGCACCGCCGAAGCCGGAACAGCCAGCGATTGAGGGCGGTGGTGCCGCCTGACCCCGGAAGAGTACGCAGCGCGACAGGCCGTGATCACAGCGGCCGTCGCGGCCTACGTCCAACGGTTCGCATCGATGTTCACCGGACCAGCTCTCTCCCTTGGGGAGTGGGCCAGATTCCTGCAGACGTTGTTCCCTGAAGTCCAGCGTCGGTACGCACAAGCTGCCGACCTGGGCCGGAACTTCTACGACTCCCAGCGCAGACTCCACCACCCTGAGCTTCCCCGCAACGAGAGGTTGCGGAGCGATCTTCAGTGGGAGTGGTTCGTCAAGAACATGGAGCCAGCTCGAAAGGGTATGTCGCAGGCCGACTCCCCCCGAGACGCTGTCACCAGGACCAGCTTGGCGGCAGTCCGCGAAGTGGAGATGGCAGGACGCCGACAGATCATCGGCGCTGTCAAGAACGACCCAGCTCCTCAGATCGTGCAGGGCTGGGCGAGGGTCGCCACCGGGCGCGAAACATGCGCCTGGTGTCTGATGCTCATCGCACGCGGAGCTGAGCTGAACCACAAGGGCAACTTCGCCTACAGCTCCGCTCAGGCTGCAGGAACCAACCTTGACGACGAGACCCTCCTCGACATCTACAACGAAGAGGGCTGGGACGCAAGGAAGATCATCGAACGACTCCGAAAGGAGTCTGCCGACAACCTCGAAGAGTGGCACGTCGGCTGTGACTGCCTGGCGATGCCCGTCTTCGACGTGCAGAACTGGCCAGGTAGGGATGCTGCCCTACGGGCGCAGCAGCTTTGGATCGACGCCAGCAAGGAAGCCACTCGACTGATCGAGTCTGGTGAGGCCCGCTCCAAAAACCAGAACAGGGAGACGCAGAACGCGCTCCGTCGCCGCTTGTATCGCGGCGAAATCGCAATGTCCAACTACGCCCTCGCGGCGTAGTCCCCTGAACCCCAGGTGGGTTCTACAACCATGCCCAGGAGGCGAAAACACATGTCCGACACTGCAACTGACACCCCAGCAGGCACCCCGGCCCCGGAGGCCACCCCGCCCGCTGACTCGACCCCCAAGATGTTCGATGAGGCTTACGTCAAGGAGCTTCGCAACGAGAACGCTGGACTGAGGGTCGGCAAGAAGGAAGCAGTCGAGGCTGCCGTCAACGCAGCGAAGGAAGCCCACGCGGCCGAACTCGTTGCCCGTGACGCACGTATCACCGAACTCGAGAACGAGCTTGGCAGCGCGTGGACTCTGCTCCAGAAGTACGAGACCTCGCTCGACGCCAAGGTGCCCAGCGACAAGGTCCGCGCTTTCGTGGAGATCCTGCAGGGCGCTGACAAGGACTCCATCACGGAGTCGGCGAAGAAGAACCTCGAACTCATCGGGGGCTTCGACAACAAGCCGGTTCGCGGGTTCGACCCCACCCAGGGCTTCGGGGGGCGCAAGGAAGACATGCCCCTGAACGGAGACCCGATTCTCGACGCGATCAAGCAGACGCTCGGGATTTCCTAACCCCTTCCAACACAAGGAGATAGCCAATCATGGCAGCAGGAACCGCTTTCGCGGTGGATCACGCACAGATCGCCCAGACGGGCGACACGATGTTCAAGGGCTACCTCGAGCCCGAGCAGGCGAAGGACTACTTCGCTGAGGCCGAGAAGACCTCCATCGTTCAGCAGTTCGCCCAGAAGATCCCGATGGGCACGACCGGCCAGAAGATCCCGCACTGGGTCGGCGACGTGTCGGCGCAGTGGATCGGTGAAGGCGACATGAAGCCCATCACCAAGGGCAACATGTCTTCGCAGACGATCGCCCCCCACAAGATCGCGACGATCTTCGTGGCGTCGGCGGAAACCGTCCGTGCGAACCCGGCCAACTACATCGGCACCATGCGGACCAAGGTGGCCACCGCCTTCGCGCTGGCCTTCGACCAGGCCGCGCTGAACGGCGTGGACAGCCCGTTCCCGACCTACCTCGCGCAGACGACCAAGAGCGTCTCGCTGGCGGATCCGGGCGGCGCTGGCGTCAGCGACCTGACCGCGTACGACGCTGTGGCCGTCAACGGCCTGTCGCTCCTGGTCAACGCTGGCAAGAAGTGGACCCACACCTTGCTGGACGACATCGTTGAGCCCATCCTCAACGGTGCCAAGGACAAGAGCGGCCGTCCGCTGTTCATCGAGTCGACCTACACCGAGGAGAACAGCCCGTTCCGCCTCGGCCGGATCGTCGCCCGTCCGACCATCCTGAGCGACCACGTCGCCACCGGGACCACGGTCGGCTACCAGGGTGACTTCCGCCAGGTCGTCTGGGGCCAGGTCGGCGGTCTGTCCTTCGACGTGACCGACCAGGCCACGCTGAACCTGGGCACGCCGGAAGCGCCGAACTTCGTGTCGCTGTGGCAGCACAACCTCGTCGCAGTCCGCGTCGAGGCTGAGTACGCCTTCCACTGCAACGACAAGGACGCGTTCGTCAAGCTGACCAACGTCGTCACTGCGTAAGCAGAACTTGACATTCACCGGTTGGGGAGTCCTTCGGGGCTCCCCTTCCGGGGTGTCTGAGAGGACTTCATGCGTATCCGTTCAACCACCAACGGCGGGTTCGCCGATGTCGACCCCGAGTACGCCGCAGAGCTGATCGCCAGCGGCCTGTTCGAGGACGCGACTCCCAAGCCGCCTCGCAAAGCGCCGGCCAAACGGCCCGCACCAAGACCCGCTCCCAAGCAGGAGCCCAAGACTGAGGAGTAGCCCGTGGCCTACGCGACCGCGAATGACGTAGTTGTGTTGTGGGCCAAGGAGCCTGAGCCCGAAGTCATGGCACTGATCACCCGCCGCCTCGCACAGGTCGAGCGCATGATCAAGCGCCGCATCCCCACCCTGGATCTGAAGGTCGCGACCGACGCGACGTTCAAGGCAGACCTCATCGACATCGAGTCCGATGCTGTTCTGCGCCTTGTGCGTAACCCCGAGGGCTACATCTCGGAGACCGACGGCGCGTACACCTACCAGCTCTCTGCTGACCTGTCACAGGGCAAGCTGGTCATCCTCGATGACGAGTGGACGACACTCGGCGTCAACCGGCTCTCCCGGATGTCTGTCATCGCCCCGAACCTGGTGATGCCGACATGAGCGCCAGCGATCGCTTCCGCGCTCCGATCATCTACCCGCCCTTCGCTCCGGGCGTCACCCCCGACGAGGTCGACAACAGCCTGTGCGACCACGACGCAGATCCTCCGATCTGCTACTGCGTCCACGACTGGCGCATCGAGTGGGGCAACGTCTCGCGGGCTCCCAAGCCGAAGGCGACGTACATCGAATGAGCCTCCTCGACACAGGTGCCCGGTATCAGCCGGTCACCGTCTACCCCGAAGAGATGGTCATCGACGGCGACGGCAACAAGCGCACCCGGCCGTCCAAGACCGGCATCCCGGCCATCGCACGGCTCCAGGTGGCCAACCAGTCCGGTACGTCGGCACGACGTGCTGAGCAGGACAACGAGGGCTTCGAGTCCGAGAAGGTCTACCGGATGCGCTTCCCGCGCTCGTTCACCAAGGAGCACGGGATTCTCGGCATGCAGACCCAGATCGAGTGGCGGGGTCAGCGGTGGGCGCTCTTCGGAGACGCCACCGTCTACGACTCCTCCCCGGCGCTCTCACGCGTCGACTACACGATCAAGAGGTACTGATGGCCACTGTCTATGCCAAGGCCAACAAAGTGGCTGCACGGGCTGCTGAGACCCGGCGAGAGGTCAAGAAGATCCGCGACGACGTTACCAAGCGTGCGAAGCGGAACTTGGCCCAGCAGAACGAGACAAGCCGCATCACGCCCGAGGGTTACTTCCCAGCCGAGATCGAAGAGGTCGACGGCGATGTCGACTTCCACACCGTCCTGCACGCGCCCAACGCGTTCGCCATCGAGTTCGGCCACGCCCCGTCTGGCTTCTTCGAAGGCACAGACACCAAGCCCCCGGAAGCCACATACATCCTGACCCGCGCCGCCATCGGCGGCAGCGTCTCGTAAGGAGGCCGCATGGCAAGCAGGCGGCTACCCCGCGTCCAAAAGGTGGTGGCCCCCATCCTCCGAGGCGATCAGCGAATGATCGACCTCGGCGTCACGGTCACTACGTGGGTTCCTGACGTGGACTACCGCGAGTTTCCGATGATCAACATCCGCCGAATCGGCGGCATCAGGAATCCGAAAGCACCGAGGCTGCACACGCTTCCGGTGATCGAGATGTCGGCCTACTCGACCGACGGTCTCATCGAATGCGAAGAGCTGTACGAGGAAGCACTAGACGTGCTGTACGACGCGGTCAGAGACCAAATCGTCACTCCCGCAGGCTATTTGCAGTCGATGTACGAAACGATGGGCGCAACGCAGTTCAGCTCCCTCTACCAGGACTCCTGGCGAATCCAGGGTCTGATCAGGCTCGGCGTCCGCAGTCCGAGATCCACCACCTAACCGAAAGGTAATGCCCTCATGGCAGAAAATGACGACGCAGTATTGACTGCGGCGGTCGGCTACGTGTACGTCGCGCCCGAAGGCACGGCTGCACCGACACCGGCCCAACTGAAGACCATCAACCTCCGCGACACCGCGAGCTGGGGCACCGGCCTCACCGCGTGGGAGAGCGTCGGCCACACCAGCCGAGGCACGCTCCCCGAGTTCGGTTTCGACGGCGGCGACAGCGAGGTGAAGGGCTCCTGGCAGAAGAAGAAGCTGCGGGAGATCACCACCGAGGATCCGATCGACTTCGTCACGATCGTGCTGCACCAGTTCGATGAGATGGGCCTGGGTCTGTACTACGGCCCCAACGCCTCCACGACTCCTGGTGTGTTCGGTGTGAAGACCGGCCAGACCAACGAGAAGGCGGTCCTGGTGGTCATCGAGGACGGCGACATGCGCCTGGGCAACCACGCCCACAAGGCCGGTGTGCGCCGCGACGACAGCATCGATCTGCCGATCGATGACCTGGCCTCGCTGCCCGTTCGATTCACCTACCTCGACTTCGAGGACGAACTGCCGTTCTCGTGGATCAACGAGGATCTGTTCCCCGGCCCGGACACCACTCCGTAGGTCGAACTTGACATTCACCTGAATGTCACCCCCGGAGGGGGAGGTTTCCTTGGCGGGCCTGCCTCCCCCTCCAGCCCGCCATTCCAGCCCGCCAACACATGAAAGGTTCGCCATGACAAACGTATTCACTCTCGACGCGATGCGCGAAGAGACCCGCAAGAAGTACCAGCCCGTCAAGATCGGCCTGTCGGAGGACGTGACCGTCGAGCTGAAGCCGCTGCTGAAGCTGGGCAAGAAGGCTCGCGAGGCTGTCGCCGACGCGGTCAAGGAGATCGAGGCGCTGCCCGACGAGATCGATGAGGACGACGAGGATTCCGACGAGCTGATGGACGAGGTCGCAGAGAAGATCTGCGAGTCCATCGCCAAGGTGTTCAAGCTGATCGCCACTTCCCCCCGGAAGCTGTTGGCGGAGTTGGACACTGAGGAAGAGCCGCAGATCCGCGCTGAGCTGTACGGCGCTGTGCTCCGCACCTGGATGCGGGAGACGCAACTGGGGGAAGCCGCGCCCTCGCCGAACTGATCGACAAGTTCGGCGGGGCTCTCCTCGCAGACCTTCGCCAGTACTACCAGGTAGACCTGCGCGACCTGTTCCGCGATGAGGATCCGCTGACGCCGAGATTCGTTCTGGTCCTGGTGCTCTGCCTGCCCAAAGACGGCGCGTTCTACGCAGAACGTCGGGGTGGACAGCAGTACCGGGGCTGGGACGAGGACCGCCACGCCCTCGCGGACATCTACGACGCCATACAGGCAGGCAACCACCTGTTCATCATGGCCAACCGCGATCGGTCGAAGCCGAAGCCGAAGGCACCCACGCCATACCCACGTCCCGACGACCACAAGAAAACCGAAGCGCCCAAGCCGGGTTCGTTCGCCGCGATGGTCGTGGCCGCGAAGAAGGCAGCGCGAGAACGAAGGGAAAGGGAGGAGGCGAATGCCGAATAGTGCTGGCGTAGAGGTCGCACGGATCTCAGTCAAGGTCAGCCCCAACACCAAGCAGTTTCGCCGCGAACTGAAGAACGATCTCGAGGCGATCGAGAAGGAGCTGAGCGCCGACGTTCCGGTCAACGCCGACCTGAACGCGGCCCAGGCCAAGGCCGACTTCAAGCGGCTGATGTTGCAGCTCAAGGCCGAAGCGGCCAGAGGCGTGAACATCCCCGTCGACATCAACGTCGACAAGGACGGCAAGGGCGGATTCCTCAGCAAGCTCTTCGGCAAGAAGGGTGGCCTCAAGAACGAGATCGGTGATCTCGGAGACGAGGCTGAACAGACCACCACCAAGGTGCTGTCGATGGGCCAGGGCTTCCTCGGAATGTCCCGAATGGCCTGGATCGGCGTCGGCGTGCTCGCGCTCGCTGCGCCGGCCGTCGCGCTGGTGGCCGGTCTGCTGGCCGGTCTCCCGTCGCTCATGGCGGCGTTCGGAGCTGGCGCTGGCGTAGTCGCGCTCGGCCTCGATGGCATCAAGGCGGCAGCCGAGACCATCACCCCCGTCCTCGACACGGTGAAGTCCCAGGTCTCCGAGGTCTTCAAAGAGGGTCTGACCCCCGTCATGGCTCAGCTCGGCACGATGCTGACCGCGATGACCCCCGGTCTGAAGGACGTGGCCGGGAGCCTCGTCGGCATGGCGTCGGGAATCACCGACGTGGTGTCCAAGGGCGTTGGGCTCGACCAGATCAACAACATCCTCGGGAAGACCGCTGAGTTCTTCCGAGGGCTCACCCCGATCATCTCGACCGGCGTCCAGTCGTTCCTGACGCTCGCCAACGCGGGCGCGAACTCGTTCGGCACTCTGCTGGCTCCGCTGCAGACGTTCGCCACGCAGTTCAACGACATGGTCAACCGGATCACCTCGAACGGGTCGTTCCAGGGGGCCATGCAGGGCATGTCCCAGGTGCTGGGCAGTGTCCTCAACCTGTTCACCCGGCTCTTCGAGGCGGGCACGACAGCGATGGGACAGCTCGGCGGTCCTCTGTCGACGCTGATCAACGGGTTCGGTGACGCGTTCATCGCGCTGATGCCAGCCCTGACCTCACTGTCCAGCCTGCTCGGCAACGTGCTCGGCACGGCGCTGCAGCAGCTCGCTCCGATCATCACGGCGCTCACCCCCGCGTTCACCACGCTGGCCAACACCCTCGGCACGATGCTCACAGGTGCTCTGCAGGCGCTGGGCCCGATCCTGACTCAGGTCGCCGGGTTCCTCGGTGGAGCGATCAAGACGGCACTCGACGCGCTCGCGCCGATGCTGCCTGGTCTGATCCAGAACTTCGCCACGCTCTCCCAGACGCTGGTCACCCAGCTCGGGCCGTTCCTGCCTCAGCTCGCTACGGCGTTCGGACAGCTCGTCGGAGCGGTCATTCAGTTGGCCCCGATGATCATGCAGCAGTTGGTCCCGGCGTTCATCCAGTTGGTCCCCAAGATCGCTGAGCTGATGCCGTCGATCGTCTCGCTGGTGCAGTCGTTCGCCAACCTGATGCCGGTCGTGATCCCGCTGGCCTCCGCGCTACTCAGCGTGGCTGGTGCAGTGATCCAGGTCGGTGTGTCCATCGGCGGCGCACTCATCGGTGCGCTGGCCAATCTGATGGGCATCATCACCGGAGTCATCGCCAAGGTCTCCGAGTGGGTCGCGAGCTTCGCGAGCGGTGCTCAGACGATCGCGGCGAAGGCCGCGGAGTTGCCAGGGATGATCCAGTCCGCTCTGGCCAACCTGATGGAGATCGGCCTGTCGGCCGGTAAGAACCTGGTCCAGGGGCTCATCAACGGTATCGGCTCGATGATTGGCGCGGCGGTCTCCAAGGCCAAGTCGCTGGCGTCGAGCGTTGCTGGGGCGGTCACCGACTTCCTCGGCATCCACTCGCCGTCGAAGCTCTTCGAGCAGTTCGGCATCAACACCGGCCAGGGCTACGCCATCGGTCTCGACAAGGGCTTCGCGCCCGTCCTCGAGCAGGCCAAGCAGTTGTCCTCGCAGATCGCGGCGGCGGTAGCCACCGGCACCGAAGATCCGACCGCGCTGCTGCACGGGTTCACCAAGTCCGACGTAGGCCGCATGGAGAAGGTGCTCGGCACCGAGATCAAGCGGATCGAGCGTCAGGCGAAAGCCCTTGACCTGCAGGCGAAGGCCACCGGTAACGAGGGTCTGAAGGCTGAGGCTCAGAAGCTGCGCGACATGAAGGATCAGCTCCAGACGCAGAAGGAGATGCTCGACCTCGCAGGCGATTACAACGACGAGACCAGCTCGGGCTCGAAGGGTGGATCGCTGGAGGATCAGGTCTCCAAGCTGATGGCATCGCCCGTCGACTTCGCGAAAGCGACTGGCAAGCAGTTCCTTTCGGACATCGGCATCTCTGGCGAGGGCTTCCTGTCGAAGGCAGTCACCGAAGGCATTCAGTACATCTTCCAGATCGGCTCTGTCGATGAGGCGCTGTCGATCAAGGACCGCGAGGAGTCGAAGAGCGCACTCGCGCTCGTCGGCCGTCAGTAGGTCGCGGACTTGACATTCACCAGGAGGTAAGCATTGATCACCGACACCATCGTTGAACTCGAGGGTGTTAATGGTGAGTACTTCAACTTGACGACCGGTGACCAGGGGATCTACCTGGCCACAGACGTGGAGGGTTGTTTCTACGACCCTCCCGTCAAGGTCGTTGTTGAGGAGCCGGGGAACTACCCCGGCGCTCGCTACGCGTCACACCGGATCCTGAAGCGCGACATCGTCTTCGGGGTTCAGATCCTCAACGATGCCAAGAGCGGCCCCAAGAGCTGGCTCTCGCGTGACAGCGAGTGGCGCAAGGCGTGGGCGTTCAACCGCGTCTGCAAGCTCTACGTGACCACCCCGGACTCCGGTACCAGGTATCTGCACCTGGCGCTGTTCGAGTCCCCCAAGGTCGAGATGAAGACCGACCCGCGAGGCAACAGCATCAACCTGACGGTGATGTCGTGCATCGCGTACGACCCGTTCTGGTACGAGGACGACAAGGTCTACTCGGCCAAGACCAAGACCGACACCAGGTTCGACCCGTCCATCTGGACGCCGCCGTGGCCGTGGGAGGAACTGCCCAAGGAGACGCTGCGGATCAAGGTCGGCCGCGAGCAGGGTGGGCTCAACCCCACCGACAACTACATCGCCCCGAAGTGGACCGTCCCCGGTTCCACCGAGAAGGTGCCGAACTTCCCCTGGCCGTTCCCCCCGAACGTGCCGATCCCGTGGGAGACAGCTCCGTTCACTCAGTTCGTCATCCCGGACTACTCGTTCGAGGACGAAGAGTTCCGCAACCGCAGGCTCAAGCTCCCCGGCTTGATCTACGGCGAGAACTGCGTGATCGACACCGACCGCCGCGAAGAGCAGATCGCTTCGGAGTCGGGCTCGCCCGTGTGGGCCCGGATGAACGGCGTCAGGTTCCGCAACTGGATCCCGCCGTACACCGAAGAGGCTGAGTTCGTCATAGACGCCTCGGGCTGCGCTCCGGGGCAAGTGGTAACCCTTCGCCTCCCGAGGGCGTGGGGACGCTGCTGGGGGCTCGAGTGAGCGGCCTGAAGTCGCTCCGACAGTCCGAAGATCTCTGGAAGCTGATCCAACAGCGTCGGGCCAAGCGTGAGGCCGCAAGGCTCGCGCCGGCCGACGTGGAGCTGCGTGACGGGGACTTCCGCCTCCGTGGCGTCGTCGCTGGCGAGCGACTCCTCGAATGGGAGTTCATCGAGAACGACGTAGGCAACTGCACGCTGCATCTCTCGCTGAACCACTACCTGGCCAAGTGGGTGATGAACCACCGTGGTCGAGCAAAGCGCAACGTCATCATCAACATCGAGAAGCAAGGCGCTCGATGGACCGGGATGATGGATCACTACCGGGTCATCAAGACCGATTCCGGTGACGCTTACCTCGAGGTCGTGTTTTTGCACGACTACGCCCAGACCCAGCACATCCGCGTGTGGTGTAACCCGTTCCTGCGTCCTGAGCTGCAGTTTCCCAAGGTCTGGATCATTTTCGGGCCGGCCAAGTGGTGTTTGCTGGTTACGCTGTTCGTCAACCTACTCCGACTCGAAACGTCCCTGTGGACGCTACCCGATGATCCAACGGACATCAACGAGTGGATGGGCCCGAGCTTCAACCCAGCAAACTGGCGGAACATCGTCAAGCCGTTCCCGTTCCTCGCGGACAACAGTCCGGTCACGATGGTGTTCTCCCGCTTCGGGAAGTTCTACGACGTTGCCAAGCAGCACCTCGAAGACCATCAGCTCACGCTGACGTGTCGCCGGTACATCAAGGACCGCGACCCGCATCCGTTCGAGGATCTCAAGGGCATCTGGGGCATCGATCCCCTCGAAGACCTGCTGCAGAAGATCCCGCTCCGGGATGGCTGTGTCGTCTGGGACATCGAGGACAACTCGGGCTGGGGCACACAGACCGCCTTCGGTGGTTCGTGGCTCACCGGCTTCCTCAGAGCCGCTGTGACCCTCGCGGGTGACGGTCAGGTCGAGGGTGTCGACGTATTCACGGGGGACTACACGTACCCCGGCGAGTACTACTCGCCCTACTTCCTCGGCACCAGCCCGATGGCTCCGCACGTCGTGCTCGAAGAGGGTCCGCTCACGGGCATCAAGTCCAGCGAGTTCTCGTACTACGAGGCGACTGACACCAGCTTCCTGGCGGGTGGCCAGTCAGCTCCGGGCATCAACGAGGGTCTGTCGACGGCGGTGAACGTGGGAGGCGACTTCCTCACCTCGCTGATCAACCAGGCACTCGGCGGCATGATCGACCTGCCCCCGCTTGGCGGAACGCTCGACGCGATCCTCAAGCCGCTGTACACCGATGTGTTCGGTGCGTTCATGGAAGTGCCGACGCTGCGTGCGTCGGGCATCCACCTGCCGATCTCCGGTCTCGAAGACGTGATCACCGACCTCGGTGACTTCCACTACTTCGAGAACATGGCCGAAGGGTCGATGAAGGCGTTCACCCTGAGCGCGTTCGCGGCCGTCGCCGCTGAGATCTACAAGACGAGGGCCAGGACGACCCACACCCTCAAGGTGTCAGACGCCGCTCCGTACATCTTCGCGCCAAAGCCCTACGGCCACGCGTGGATTGGCGATCGAGTCGGTACGTCTGTCCTGGGTTACCCGGTCGAGCACCAGCTCTTCGTTGAGCGCGTCAAGCGGATCAAGTACAGCCAGGGAACCGATGGCCCGAAGCCACTCGAGATCGGCATCGGCTACCGCGAACCGAAGAACCCAGCTCTATCCATCCTCGAAGAGATCAAGCGCATCAACGGTGGGCTTGGTCAGGCGGGGATTCTCTAAACCGAAAGGCACGCCAATGATCCCGTCCCAAGAGTCCCACGACCCCGACAAGCCCCGCGAGCACGTCGCCTGGGCGCTTCGCAACCTCCCGATGGTTGCAGGCGTCGGAGCGATCACGCACCCGGCCTACCTGTCGGACTGGTCAGAGCACTTGTGGCGGTGCGGCTTTCGGCACATCGACTGGATCAAGGGACTGGCTGATGAGGACGGAAACATCCACGTCAGTCAGCTCCCTGACCAGGAGATCAAGTTTCAGCCGGCCTTCCGAGGCCAGCGCCACGACATGAACAACGCCGCCCGATGGGTGACGAAGGACGAGCCCGATCCCGAGCCCGTCCGCATTCCAGACATCCGCAAGCTGACCCAACAGGAGAACGAAGCGATGCTTCGCCAGTACCGAGAGGCCGGGATGATCCCGGACAACTCCCCCGGACCTTCGATGGCCGAGGTTGTGGAGTGAATCCGGCATACCAGCCCACAGGCTGGATCGACCTGGTCCCCTACTTCCTCGTCGCTATCCCATCGATCTTGGCAGCCGTTCTGGGAGTGAGGAACTCGAAGCTCAACAAGATCCAGCACCGCGAGAACCGGGGCCAGATCGAAGAGCTGAAGTACGAGATCACCAACGACCACGGCACCAACATCCGCCACGACATCGACGCCATCCACGAACTGGTGCGCGACGGGTTCGCCGAGACACGGCGCGACATCGGAGGTCTTCGAGAAGAGCTGCGTACCGAGCGCATCGAGCGCATCGAGGGTGACCGGCTCCGCATCGTCTACAACGCAGGAGGGTAAATGGACTACCCCACAACGCCTTTGGAGGCGATAGGGGCTGACGGCGCTTTCCAGATCGGTGGCGGTGACTTCGACTTCGGACAGGGTTACACAGAGAACCTGATCCGCGACATGTTCGAGGTGCCGCTCACCGGCAACCCCGTGGAGATCCTGACGCAGCAGCTCAAGAAGCTGCCGCTCGACGCCCTGAAGGCGTTCAAGGAGATGATTCCGGGGACGATCGATGACGACTTCATCGACGTGACGACCGCTGTTGCGACGATCGTCGGCAACCTCGAGAGCCTGCCCAAGGCGCTGCTCACGGGCACCTTCGATGAGTGGGTGGCGACCGCGTTCACGTCGGTCAGCACCGAGCTGCAGCAGATCCTCGAGATCCTCGGTGGCGCATTCGTGACCCCGATCAACGAGGCCGTGCAGGCCGTGAAGGACTGGTGGACGGCCATCGGCGGGAAGACCTCTGGTCTCGACGCCAACGGCAACCTCAGCGCCGACAAGCTCACCGGCCAGCTCGCCAAGGACAAGATCGACGGCTTGGTCGAAGACCTCAACGAGATGAGCGAAGGCATCCAAGAGGCGCTGGCCAACAGCGCCCAGCAGCTCCGCGATCAGCTCACCGGAATCGTCAACGCCACGCCCACCGACGTGGACAACTGGCTCTTGAGCCTCCTGACAGGTGAGTCCATCATCCCCAAGGAGAACGTCTCCGGGCTGAATGATGCTCTCGCACAGGCGCAGTCGCAGGCCCAGCAGGCCATCAGGGACGCGCTAACCGGCGTCGTGAACTCGACTCCCACGCAGCTCGACAACTGGGTGCTGAGCTTGCTCACGGGCAACTCGACGCTCAACGCCTCGAAGCTGTCAGGGACCGCCCCGACGGCGGTCATCCCCACTCTCCCGCAGTCCAAGATCACCAACCTGGTGTCCGACATCGCGGCGAAGCTGGGTGTGGGCGATCCCCTCGATGCGACCAAGCTGACGGGCACGGCCCCGGCCGCTGCCATCCCGACGCTGCCTCAGTCGAAGATCACGAACCTGGCCACGGACCTGGCGGCGAAGCTCACCGCCGCGTCCCCGCTGGACGCCACGAAGCTGACCGGCACCGCGCCGGTAGCTGCGATTCCGAACCTGTCCATCGGCAAGCTCCCGGACCTGCAGAGCGTGGTCGACGCGGCCACCAACGCGCTCTCGGGCGCTACCAAGGCGGGAACTGAGACGAGCGGTGTCGGCATCCTCGACGCCAAGACCACGATGGTCAACCTGTTCGACATGCTGACCAAGGTCACGCGTGACGTGCAGCAGCTCCAGACCGACTCAGAGTCCAGCTCTTTCGGTGGCCGCAAGTTCAACATCGACTTCGGCCAGTACCCGGACGGTGCGTTCCCCTCTGGTCTGTTCAACCTGACGTACACCGGACCCGGCACTTCCACGCTCAAGATCAGCGGTGGCAACGCCACATGGAACTTCGCAGGCAACGGCTACCGCCGCGCCACGATGATTTACCCGACACCGACGCTGACCCCTCAGCAGATCGTGAAGGGAACGCTGGCCTCGGTGCCCTCTCAGGGCACGAACGTCCGCATCTGGTCAGTGGCCCGCGCCAACGCGGCCGGGACTGACTTCGTGTTCGCTCGCGGCTACTGCGTGGGCTTCCTGACCTTCCGAGGCGACATCGGCTGCGTGAAGGGCGGGGTCGAATACATCTGGGCATCCAACGTCCCGCTGACGTGGAACTTGGACCTCAGAGTCGTCTGCGGCGTCGGCGACAACCCGCGCCGCCACCAGGTGTACTCGGGCAACACGGTCGTGGTCGACCTCATTGAGCCGGCCGACAAGCAGAGCATCTACGACGCGAACCACTGCTACTGGGGAGCCATCTCCGAGACAGACGGTGATCGCGGCCCCGGCACGGTGGCCGGTGCATCGGTGGCAGACAACGCGTCTCCCTCGGTCACAGGCACCACCTTCCGGGCGTATCGGTCAACGACCACCGCCATCAGCAAGGCGAGCGGCCAGCAGCTCCTCGCGGCCAACACGCTCGACGCCGTCGAGTATCGGTCGGACGATCTGACGTGGAACGGCCAGACGCTCACGGTCTCGAAGGCCGGAACGTACAACATCGGCCTCCGCGTCCAGTTGAACGACACACCGGGCTTCTCTGAAGAGCGGTTCCCGTTCCTTCGGATCAACGGCACCGACAAGCGCATGGGCTCACGCCGAGGCATCTCCATCAACGGCTTCGGTGTCCCGTCCGCTCCGCAGGACGTTGCATTCGGTGGTGACGGGTTCAACTACTTCCTGCCCGCTGGATCAACGATCACACCAGGCATCAAGACCGACAGCTCGTCGGGCGTCGTAGGTGACGCCAGTGCGGGCTTGACGTACATGTCTGTGGTCAAGGTCGGCTAAGCAACAAAGTCCCCCCTCTTCGGAGGGGGGCTTTTTGCGTTTACGGGGGTGTCAGCGAGTAACCTCCCCCGCCATGAAGCGCATCGCCACCATGACCTCCCGAGAGCGGGAGGCTCTCATCCACGACCTCGAGATCGAGCACCGCGCCGCGATAGTCGACGCCGCCCGGATCAGACGGGAGATGCGTGAGCTTCAGACCGCTCTTGCGGCCAAGGAGCAGCGTGTCCAAGAGATCGAGAGCGGTATCGCTGCACTCCGGGGTATCTGACTTTCGTCACTGTGACGGATCATCTCGGAGGGAGGGAGTGAAGGTGAGCGGGCGGGGCTACCCCGCTACCGCGTTGGTCACGGCTCCCCCGCTTGCACGGGGGGCGGCAGGGTGCGTGGACCTCTCGTCGGTCGGTCGTTCGGATCGCGAGGAGGCCACAGCTCCGGGGATTACTCGGAGCCACAGGCCGGGATGCTCACGGTCACCGCTACGCTGCCACGCGTCCCAGGGTCGGGCTGTCCTTCTATCTATCCCTGGTGGATGGGCCGTGATCGACATGCCCTCTCGGGCATGAGTGCGGTTGCCCCTCTAACGGGCGACGACCGTGTTGGCGAGACACGTCACCCGAATCCTCGGGCGCAGGGCACCACATGTCGGCGTGCCCTGATAAACTCAGACCACGCGATTCCAACGCCCCCCGTACGGCCTGCCAGCCAGGGGGGCATCGCTATTTCTACCCGCAGGTCAGCGGTATTCCCGGTAACAGCCGAATCACGGCGTGTCGTCGTGCCAGGTGAGGGCTCATCGACTAATCGACTGATCGAGCAATCGACTAATCGGCGTGTCGACTAGTCGGGTAGTCGAGTAATCGATACTCTGCTGCCATGACAACGATCATCTCGGTAGTGCATACGAAGGGTGGCGTGGGTAAGACCACGTCAGCGATCTACCTGGCATCCGCCGCGACCAGGCGCGGCATAGAGACCGTGGTGGTCGACGCGGACGAGCAGTACAGCGCGTCTGTGTGGGCCGAGGAGGCCGCGAGCCGTGGGATTGGCCTGCCGTTCACGGTCACGAAGAGCCCCTCAAACGACGACTGGGAGAAGGAGCTGGTCATCATCGACACCCCGCCAGGAACGTCCAAGCGCATCGACAACGCGGTCGACATGGCTGACCTGATCGTCATCCCGTGCGGGTGCTCACCCATCGAGGTGGAACGCGTCTGGCCGACACTCGAGATGACGGCCGGCCGAGCGCCGTCAGTCGTCCTCCTGACACAGGTCGACCTCCGGGCGAAGCTGTGGACTCAGGTGAGGGATCTGCTCAAGCGAGAGAGCGTTCCGACGCTCAAGACGCTCATCCCGCAGCGACAGTCCATCCGCAAGGCGTTCGGCACGCTGCCGATCGATCTCGAGGCGTACTGGGACGCCTGGGAAGAGCTGGAGGCGGTGGCCGTAGGTGTCTGACGATCTGAGGGCTCAGCTCGCACGCCAGAGGGATCTGACTAGGGGAGTGGTCCCCAAGTCGGCCAAGCAGATCCTGGGCGGCACCTACAAGGAGAAGAACGGCAACATGGCCGTCTACCTCCCGAGGGACATGATCGCGGACCTCAAGAAGCTGGCCTTCGAGGAAGGCCGATCGGTCAGTGAGATCGCCAAGGAGCTGTTCGAGCAGAGGCTGAAAGATGGTCCACGACAGCCAGAGCCTGATAGGAGGCGTCGAGTAATCGAGTAGTCTACTAATCGATCAATCGACTAATCGACAAGGAGAGATGTTGCATCCCAACCAGAACCAGCCGTACCAGCAGCAGCCGTACTGGAACCAGAACCAAGGGTGGCAGCCGCACCCGCCAGTGCCGCAGCCAACGGTGTTGCCGGTCAAGACGAACCACGCCCTGCACCTGGTGCTGTCGTTGGTCACCTGTGGCATGTGGCTGCCCGTGTGGGCAGTCGTCGCGATGGTGAACTCGGGTCGGACCCGGAAGGTGTACTAGATACATAGAGAAACTATGTAGTTAGGTGGCACAAAAAAAGCCCCGGAAGAGCCAGGCGAAAATGCCCAGCCCCTCCGGGGCTTTTGTCATGTGACGAAACTACCGGGTAGTCAGGAGATCAGGATGTGTGAGGGCTTGATGCCCATCTCGACCTCGACCTCGCCAATGGGGTCGTCCCAGTCTCCGTAGCAACAGCATGTGTTGTACCGGTGAACCGGGAGCTTCCCGCCGACCTCGTCGCGGATCGCGATGAGCTTGTCGATCAACTCGTTGAGCGTCACTCCGGGTCGACATCTCCGTTGACGAGGTTCACGACATCAGCGATCTTCTGGAGCACCGCTTCGGCGGTCTCCTCGACCATCACGTTGCCGAACGAGCCACCGACGATGGTGGCGCTGTCGTCTGGCAGCCTCACGACCGAGGCGATCTGCTCGACGTTGACGTGACCGGTAGCCCCGTTGTTGAGGTCGGTCAGTTCGATGAATGCGATCTGCATGTCAGCTCCTCAGTAGAAGATCGGGCCGACGCCGGGGCTCTTGCCCATCGGCGGCACGTAGATGAATCCGTGCGGGTACGTGTCGTTCGTGCTGCAGCCGCCGTCCTTGCACGGGTCTTCACAGCCCGTCAGGCCGAAGATGACGGCGATGGCCACCGCCGCGACGACGGCGAGTTGCTTCAGTTCCTTGCTCACTTGTCGAGTTGCCTTTCCAGTTCGAGGATCTCGGCCCGGAGGCCGATGTTTTCCAGCAGCGCGTCTGCGAGCTGGCCTTGTGCGATGTCGTTCTGCTCGTCCTTGCGGACTGCCTCATCGATCGCCTCATGCAGGCGTCTGATCAGGTCCGGGACGGCACCGTGGAGCCCCGCCACGAACTCGGCATCCGCCTCGTCCATGAACGCCGCGATCGGCCGGCGCTCGTCCTTGCTCTGGTGGACCGCGATCAGGTTGAAGCTGCCGGGGAACGACGTGTCCTCTTCGGGCATCCAGTAGCCGTGCTCGGCCAGCGTGGACTTGGTCCACTGCTGGTAGAGGATGTCGAAGAACTCATGATCCTGTTGTTCGTACAAGCGCGAACTCCTTCATCTGTTGCAGGTAGTCGTCTGCGATCTGCAGCCGCAGGTTCATCCAGCGGGCGAGATGCCCGTCCTCCCAGGTCTCTTCGCGGAAGGTGGCGTTCTCGACCAGGAAATCGATTCGCAGCCGGTGGAAGTCGTCGCGACCGCCTGGCGTGAAGTCGACGCCGTCCTGGCTGATGTACCAAGGCAGCTCGTAGCCGTCGAAGTAGACGGCCTTCTCGGTCACCAGCACCTCGGGGAATCGGTGTTCGGTCATCCCCGCTCGGCCCTCCTGAGTTCGATCTGCACCTCTCGCACAACCTGATCGAGCGCGGCACCAACCCTGGATGCCGCCAACAGGTCTGGGTCGTGGGCACCGACGACCGGTATGTCCCGAAGGGCCACCTTGTGGCTGAGCTTGCGCCCCTGGTAGCGGATCTCGAGGTAGACACCGTCGTTAATCTGATCGAGCACTGGCCACCTCCTTCGGCACCACGTACGCCTCGTAGCGGATCATCACGAAATCGTCTGGGATGCGGACGATCTCGCCGTCCAGCTCGTACTCCCACGGGAAGGGCATCCCGTCGATCTCAGCTCGCTCGATGACCTTCGTCGCGATGTCGCTGACCACCTGGCCCAGCTCCTCGAACTTGATCCGGGCCGAGGTCTTGAGGGCTTCGTGTGCGTCCCCCGCGAACCAGTCGAGGAAGTGCTTCGAGACCGGCTGCAACATGGCAGCCTTCTGGGCTGTCGGCACTACATCAGCTCCTGGGCCTTGAGAGCGTCGACCAGGCTGTCGAACAGCTTGTGGACGTGCCAGCGCATCTGCTGGGGGTCGTCCTTGATGTCCGGGGTGGCCGTGGTCTTGATCTCGACCCGCTCGTTGTCGATCTGCAGCGTCATCGTGAAGTCGATCGGCCGGAACGCTTCCGGCTTCACCGCGTCACCCTCGCCGTGCCACTGCAGGTTCAGGCCGAACCCCGGCCTCATCGACGCCTCAGATCCGGGATCAGGTTGGCCCGGAACTCGAGGAACACCGTGTCCTCCGGGCACGTCGCGGCCGGGATGTTCTCGGGGCGCTCGGCGGTGTACACGCCGATCTCGGTGCCCTCGATGGTGCCCAGTTGGCTGAGCTTGTGGATCGCGAGCCCCAACAGCTCGTCGTCCAGCCCGTTCGGGGCTGGCAGTACTACCTTGGCCTGCGCCATGTTCTCTCCTTCTTGGTGAATGTCAAGCGCGACTCAGAAGTCAGCGCCGTAGAGCGATCCCCAGGACCGCTTCCCAACTTCGGGGTCGGTTCCGATCAGCACCGGACCCATCTCCTCGGCCATGAGCCGGCCGATGTGTGCAGCAGCTCTCTCAGCCTCTGAGGCGGGCAGAGAGGCCACGATCTCGTCGTGGATAGGCAACCGTAGGTACGGCGTGTATCCGGCTTCGTGGAGGCGAATGAGCGCCTTGCACGTCACGTCCCGCGAGGTCGACTGGATCATGTAGTTCAGCGCGGAGTACGTCCGTGCGCTGTCCACCGGCAGCCGCCGACCCATCGGGTTGATGATGTAGCCGTTCCGGCCAGCCTCCATCGAGAGCTTCTTCGAGTACCGCGTCACTCCCGGATACGTCCGGGAGAACGCCTCATGCACCGACTTGGCCACCGGGATCGAGATCCCCACAGCTCCCGCCAGAGCCTCGGCACCGCCGCCGTAGACCTTCTGGAAGTTCGCTGTCTTGCCGACCTTCCGCTCCACCCCGGCCGCGTCAGCGGTCATCTGGTGGAGGTCAGCCCCGGTCTTGAACGCCTCGATCATCGCCTTGTCGCCCGAGAGCGCCGCCAGGACGCGAAGCTCCTGCGTCTGGTAGTCGATCGACGCCATCACGTCACCGGGCTCCGCGAGGAAGCACCGCCTGACGATCCAGTCCGACGACGGCAGAGTCTGCGCCGGGATACCGGTGATCGACATGCGCGAGGTCCGCGCCTGCAGCGGGTTGATGAAGGTGTGGCAGCGGTCCTCAACGTCACGCGTGTCGAGGAACTTCTGCACCCACGTCTTCCGCCACTTGCCCAGCTTCTTGGCCTCCTGAGCGATCTCGGCCAGCTCGTTGCCGTCCTTGACCAACTGGTCGAGCAGAGCCTTGTCGACCTGGCGCTTGCCGGTCTCCGTACGACCGGTGATCTTCACGCCCATCTCCTCGAGCCCCTCGGCGAGATCCTCGGTCGAGTTGACCTTCTCCACGCCGTACTCGGTGAAAGCGATTGCCTCCCAGACCTGTTGATCCGCGAGCCACTTCTCAGCGAGCTGCTGCGAGTACTCCACGTCAAGCAGGAAGCCCTGCCTGTCGATGTAGCTGCAGATCTCGGAGAGCTTGTGCTCGTAGGGCACCAGGCCGCGACTCACGTCGGGCACCAGCGGGGTCAGGCTCTTGCAGACCCGTGCGGTGAACACCGTGTCCATCCCGGCGTACTTCAGGTACTCCGGGTGGAACAGATCGATCGTCGCCCAGATCTTGGCCTTGGTCGTCTTGTGCTCGGCCGCGAGCTTGGCCATGAGCTTCTTGACGGTCTCGGCCTGCTCCTTGTCGATGAAGTAGGCGATCAGCTCTTCGAGCGAGTGCCCGAACCCACCGGCCTCGTACGGCCGGGGGTCCACCAGCTTGGCCAGGATCTGCGTGTCCAGCACGCGGGGCCACAGCCCCTCCATCTCGATCCCGAAGCACTGGTCGAGCACCTGGAGGTCGTAGGAGGCGTTCTGCATCACGACCGTCTTGAGAGCGCCGATGGCGATCCGCACGTCCTCGATGAACACGTCGCCCAGCTCCACCGGCACCACCCAGGCTTCCGACTGAGTACCGAACTGGACCAGGCGGCACTCGAAGGTGTCGCTGTAGATGTCCAGCCCGGTGGTCTCGGTGTCGACGGCGAGGCAGTTGAGATGAGCACGGATGAAGTCGCGGAAACCGGCCAGATCCTCTGGTGTTTCAACGACGTTGATGGTGACGAGATCTCCCTGGACCTCATGCCGTAGCTCGATCACGAACTCTCCTATGCTGCTTCGTACGGGTTGCGGTTGACGGCGACCCGCGAGTAGAAGCGGGTGTCGTCGTCCTTGTGGAAGATCCGGCCCTCGGGGCCCGGAAGAATCCCCTTGTGTGCCTTGCCGTCGGCGATGAAGATGAACGCCCGCAGGTTGCGCTGCCAGAGCGTCATCAGGTTGTCGCCGTCCACGCTGATGGTTGCTTCCTCGGAGAAGCCCTTGTAGCGGACGCTGTTCTCGTCCACCGTGGCGGCTTCCTGCATCAGCTCGATTGCCTTGCGGCGCAGAGCGACTCCCTGGACATCGCCCGGAAGGGCGTGGTCGACGGGAGCGGCCATGATCACCTCGATGCGGTCGCTCACTTGACCCCCAACGACTGTCGGAGGGCTTCGAGGACCGGGTCGTCGTGGCGGTCACGGATCTCGATGGCGGCGTTGAGGATCGCGAGGATCTTCGCCTCCGGGCCTTCGAGGACCAGTGCGGCCTGCCCGAACTTCAGCGTCTTGCCATCGACACCGGGCCCGTGGGTGGTGAGTGCGATCTTCATCAGTCCTCCAGTCCCAGCAGGTTGATGAACTCCTCCGCGACCTCGAGACAGCGATCCATGTACTCGATGAGTGGCTCGGGGTAGTTCTCCCGCTCGCCGTACTTCTCTGCCGCCTCACGCGAGGCGACGAGGGTGCCGTACATGGCCGCTGAGACCGACAGCGGCTCGGGGAAGGCGTCGAATGCTTCGATCAGCTTCATCAGTGGTAGATCCCTCGGATCGTGCGGGAGATGGTGGCCGGGTTCACGCCGTAGTTGCGGGCGAGATCCTTCTGCTTCGCGCCGCCGAAGTAGGCGTCACGAATGTCCTTGACCTCCTGCTTTGTCAGCTTCTTGCGATTCGGCCGGCTCGGGCCCTTGGGGGGCTCGGGCTCGCCCTTGACGAACGCCTCACCGAACGCACGCTTGGCGGTGTCGAGCTGGCTCCGCAGCTCCCGGTTCGCGGCGGCGTAGGCCGTGGCGCGACCAGCCAGCGACTGGTTGGCTGCCTGCAGCGCGGAGTTCTGACCGCGCAGCGCGATGTTGTCCCCCGTCAGGCTGTCGTTCTCGGACTCCAGCGAGGCGCTCCACGCCCGCTCGTCGGCCAGCTCCTGGCGCAGTTGCTTCTTGGTCACGTACTTCACTCGGATCCTCCAAAATCCTCGAAGGTGGACTGGGTCTCTTCTTCGGTCATGTGATAGAAGTCAATGACCTTGTCCCAGTTGAAAACTCGGGCTGTGAGATCGTCGTGGATGATCTGCAGCGTGCCCTCTTGCGTGTCGAGTACCGGCTCACCCGCGATGACGTGGAAGCGGTCCTCGAGGTTGATGACCGTCGCCCGCCTAGCCATTCGAGACCTCGCGTGCGATCGCCGCGTTGGCCCAGAACATGGCCTCTTCGAGCTTCGTGATCGCCAGCGCCTTCTCCCGGCCTGCGGGCAGGTCGCGGTCGAACTTGTAGGCCAGCTCTCGCGTCCTGAACCGGACGCTCTGGTGATCCATCCGCTTCTCGACCGTGTTGGCCGGGTGGAACTCGAACCGGTGGGTGATGTCCGCGTAGCTCGCGGACTGTGCGTAGGTGATGTCGTCCATGTCAGCCTCCGTAGGGCTCGTCGGGGATGTCCTGGTAGGAGTTGGGAGCGATCTCCCGGAGCTGCGTGAGCAACTCCCCTGCCAGAGCACGGATTTCGGCATCCGCGGCCTTGTGCCAGCGGGCCTTGATGACGTACCGCCACGCCCGGTGGTTACCGGTCACGACCATCGGTGAGCTGGTCATGTTCGGCAGGACCGCTCGGGCCGCTTCGCGTGCCTGCTTGCGGGGCAGGCCGTTCGCCGTGAAGATCTGCAGCAGCGCCGCGTAGGCGGCGTCGGACTGGTCCTTGGCAGCCAGCAGCGTGTCCTCGGCGTAGGCACGGTCCAGCTCTGGGAGCTGGTCCAGAACCGGGGGCCAGTGGACGCCCAGCGGCGTCGGGTCGACGTACCGCTGAGACACCACGCTGAAGCTCAGGTGGCGATGCCGTTCCAGCTCGGTCAGGACCGACCGGCTGGCCTCGATGTAGAACGTGGCCGATGCGTGCTCAAGCACCGACTCATGTCCGACCTCGAGGATGTGGGCCAGGTAGTCCTCGTTCTCGGCCGTGGCCGGATTCGGCCGGCCGAAGGACCGGTAGCAGTTCCGACCTGCGAACTCGGCAAGCTCGTCGGCGTCGAAGTCCCCGAAGGGCCCGTCGCTCTCAGGCTCGATGGTGATGTCGGGCTCAAACCCGATGTCTCGCAGCGCATCCGTAGAGATCTCGGTGGCTGCAATCAGCTTGACTTTCATGCTCTCCGCTCAGAGATGGGTCGAGCCCCCTCCCCCGAAGGGGAGGGAGCCCGGTGAATGACAAGTAGTGGATCGACTACTTGCTGTTGAGGAACTGCGCGTCACACTGCTGATCGCGAGGCGCGGTGCAGACGAACATCTTGTAGGGGTTGCCGGTCTTCTTCGACACACCCGACTTGAAGGTCATCTCGCCGTGCGAGCAGTACCGCTTCTCGCCGTTCGGCGCTTCCTGCGCTGCCTGCGGGGCCCGAGACTGCTGACCGCCGCCGCCCGCGTTACCGGCAGGCTTGGCAGCCGCACCCGCGTAGACACCCGCGATCTGCTGGACCTTGTCCATCAGCGCCTTGAACTCGCCCGTGTTGACCTTCGCCAGCACGTCGGCCGGGTCCGCACCCTTGACGACGACCCACGGGTCGCTGTACTGACCGGCGAACTTGAACGTGGCCGACACCCCATCGGTGGAGTGCTGGACCTGCTGAACGCCGCCCGGAGCCACTGTGGCAACGGGAGCGGCCTGCTGAACCGGAGCCGGGGTCGGCTCAGGGGCAGGAGCCGGGGTCGGCTCGGGCTGTGCGGGGGCCGTGCTCCACGGATCTTCGTAGGACAAATGACTACCTTTCACTTAATGGGACATGCGCCGTTGGCGCAGTTTTCATCGACACCGTCTGCGACGGCCTTTGCAGCGGCAGTTTCGTACTGCTGCTTGGTGATTCGCTCGTACGGAGCCTGCTCGAAGCTGGCCTCCGGGAAGATCGTTGAGCCCTTGATGAGCCCCGCGAACCTCTCGAGCACGCCCGCCACATCGGACGGGCTGTAGACCGTGGGCTCGACGTTGGCGGTGAAGCTCACCGCGTTGTCTGCCCAGCACGTCTGGTAGAGCGCCTGGAACGCCAGAAGCTCGGTCAATGTCAAGTCGTCGGCCGACTCGACCAACTCCTCGGCATCGCGGCCGTACCGGTCCACCACGGCCTGGACGAGGGTGTCCTTGGTCGGGATGGTGACCACCGAGGTGTTCGGCGCGAAGAGGTCGTCCTCCACGTCGTAGCCCTGGTTGTACATCTCGATCAACTGCTCGAAGTCCGAGACCTTGTTGAACCTGATGCGCCGGTTGAAGTACTTGGCGAAGATCGGGTGGATGCCCTCACTGACGCCAGCCAGCTTCGCGACCGTGCCCGTGGGCGCGACCGTCCTCTTCTTCACCGGAACCGGGATCCGCAACTCATGACAGAACCGGGATGCCTCTGAGTCGACCTCAGCGGCCAGCTCCCGCAAGAAAGCGGTGAACCGCTTGTCTCCGGGTGCCTGGGAGTACTTCCGGCCCGTCAGGGCCAAATAGGACGCCACACCCAGATGCCCGACGCCGATGCGTCGGTTGCGGTCCAGAACCTCTCGGCTCTTCGGATCAGCCACCTCCGAGAACGTCGCCCTGATCAGGAACCGCGTCATCAGACGGTGGGCCCGGAGCAGATCGAGGTAGTCGGTCTTCCCGGCGTCGGTGACGAACGCCGCCAGGTTGATGTGGCCGAGGTTGCACGGCTCCCACGGTTCGAGAGTGATCTCGCCGCAGGGGTTCGTACAGACCACCCGGTTGGGCTCCCCGACGTTGGACAGCGAGCTGTCCCACATGCCCGGTTCGCCGTTGCGGACGGCTCCCTCGCTGAGGTACTTCATGATGCGGCGTGCTCGCGCCGCGCCGTCGGTGTCCTCGTCGTCGTCCAGGTTGTTCCAGAAGTCCTGGTCGACCTCGACCGAGATGTTCGTCGTCCAGTGCTCACCAGAGGTGGCCTTGACGTTGATGAACTCCTCGACCTGCGGGTCAGCCCAGTGCATCATCGACATCCGCGCAGACCGGCGCACACCGCCGGCCACCACGCAGGAGGCGATCGCGTGGTCGATGACCATCGCGTCGATGCCCGTCAACCTGAGATCCACGTTGGCGCTGAGGATCTTGCAGACCTTGATCAGCATCTCGGCGAACGGCTTCGGGCCACTGGCCTTGCCGCCGAACGTCTTGAGCTTCGCGCCCTCGGGGCGCACCCGCGACACGTCGTAGACCCGCTGGAAGTGACTGACCTCGTCCCGGTAGTGGGTGTCGATCAGATCTGTCAGCGCCGCTGCCCAGCCCTCACGGCTGTCCTCGACCTCGAAGGCACCGACCCAGTCGGGGTCGTATTCGGTCGACAGGATGCCTGCCGCCTTCATCGCCTCGTAGTCGGGATGGTCTGGGTCACAGACGATGTGGACGAACAGCTCCTGCTGCACCACGGGGTAGTGCTCGAGGTAGTGGTTCGAGTAGTTCGCCCCGACTCCCCCACCCTCCATCAGTCGGAGGAACGTGAACGCGAAGTGCTCGCTCGGGGTGTCAGTCCATCCCGCAACCCAGCAGTTGAAGAGGTGCTGAGCGTTCCGCACGCCCGACGCCCAGAGGTGTCGGCCAGCGGGCAGGATCTTGAACTGTGACATCAGCCGGGTGAGCTGCTCCCGCTCGTCTTCGAGCTGGTATCGCTCGGGCACCAGTGCCAGGTTCCCGGCCACCACACGTTCCACGGTTTCTGGCCAGGACTCCTTGGAGCCGTCAGGCTTGATCCGGGCGTAGGTCCGGTTGTAGACAAGCTCTCCGGTTGGCCCCCAGGGGATTTCACCGTCTGTCACTACTTCCTCTCAGTCAGTTCGTATCGCTTGAAATAGGCGTCAGCGGAGTCGCCGCCAGAGAACGAGACACCGAACTCGACCGGGCCCGCGCCGCGAACCTCACAGGTCACGACGCCCTTCTTGCCCCGGAACTGCTTCCAGGTGCCCTTGGCCGGGTACTTGGTCTCATCGCGCTCGATGACGACCTTGGTGCCCTTCTTCACGCCGTCTTGCGCTCGCCGTAGCCGGGAGTGAAGATCCCGCCCACGGAGGACTCCAGGTCTTCCTGGGGCCAGTTCTCGAGCATCATTCGCTTACCGGGGAACAGCTCGGGGAAGACTTCGCCCCGGTACAGCTCCGACCCCGGCATGCCGTTGAACATGGGGTCCATGATGTTGTTCACGCCATGAACTCCTTTCTGTGCGTGGTGGTTTGATCGCTGTCCAAGGCACGGCCGTTGGCTCCTCTGATCGGCTGCAGGATCTTCCCGAAGACCTTGTGGTCGACGCGGTGCGTGGCGCACAGCACCTCGGGCTTGTTCGCCTGCTCGGACTGGAGCAGGAAGAACGTGTTGGCAGTCGGATCGGAGTGGTCGCCCTTCTCCTTGCGGGTCTCGGGGTAGACCGCTGCGGCGCTCCCCGGCCCCTCCTTGTCCAGCAGGTTGCCGTCCTCGTCCCGTTCCAGCCCAGCCGTGTGTGCGATCCGGTTGACGATCTCCGTGACCGCCCTGTGGGCGCGGAAGAGCGCGTTCTGGCCGCTCTTGTCCTGCGGTGAGATCCCGTCGTCGTACCGGCTTCTGAGAGCCTCTGCGTACTGCTCGTTCAGCGTCTCCATCGCCATCGGGAGGATGTCGAGGAGATACCGGTTGGTGGAGACGCCCAGCAGGGCGTCCTTGACCGACTCCGACGAGTAGTAGGCGTTCTCGACATCGGCGGCAGCCGACTTGCCCGAGAGGATCTTCAGCGCGTGATCGCGGACGAGGGTCTGCGCGAGCGCGGCGTCAGCCGTCTCGAGCTTCTCCTGCACCGAGGGCCGTTCGAGGTACCAGACCCACAGGTCGTGGGCCAGCTCCTCGTCGTCGGTGCTGTACTCGCCCTTCCAGAACACCAGGGCCGACCGTGCGGCCCGCAGGAACAGCTTGCTGAGCTGCTTTTGGTTCAAGGCATCACCCTCCGTAAGTACTCGTCCTTGTCCAGGCGGCGGTCCAGGTTGCGTGTGACCTCGTCCGCGAAGACCTCGCGGACCTCCCTCGACGTGATCTGGCGAGACCGTGCGTTCTTGTGCAGGTAAGGCAGCTTGGTGAATGTCAAGTGTCAGACCTTCCAAACTCGGCCGTCGACCGCGAACCGACCATGTTCGATCGGGACGATCTCGGGCTTGACGTACGGACCATCCACCGTCAGCAGGCCAAATCCCTGCTGCCAGTTGCCAGTTCCACCCTTGAGGTAGGACGCAGCCTTCATGTCCATGAGGTTGCCGACCTCGAGCCCGGTGACCTGCTTGCCGACCACAGAGCCGAACCCGAACGACTCGGTGATCACGCCCAGGCGGTGGGTGTGGCCCATCACGACCGACTTGTTGAACCGCTTGGCACCGTTGAGCGCGGTCGCACCAGCGATCCGCGAGATGCTCATCTGGCCACGGTGGCCGTGCGTGGTGACCCAGCCCGGAGCGAACTCGTTGAACTCAGGCAGCAGCTCGATCCCGAACCCGTCGAAGTCCAGCAGCCGCGTGATGTGGAACGAGTCCTCGAACTCGGCCAAGGCCGGCGCGTACTTGGTGAGGTACTCGCGTGGCCGCAGGTCGTGGTTGCCTTCGTGGACGCCGATCGGCCCGTCGTAGACCTTGCGGAGCGGCCCGAGGAGCCGCCGCTTGGCCTGCTCGTTGTGCTCCAGCATCACCGGGTAGAACTCCTCGGCGGTGCCCTTGCTCCAGCGAGCTGGGGACGGGTAGTCCATCAGATCCCCGATGTGGATGACGGCATCCGGCTTCCAGTCCCCGATGAACTTGATGACCGCCCGCATGGCGCGGGGATCATCGAACGGGATCTGGGTGTCGGGGATGACGACGATGCGGTCTGTCATGTAGTTGCTTCCTGGTTGAGGTCGATGAAGCCGCGAGGCTCGAGGACCGGGTAACGCTGCTCCGGTGGGAGCTGCATCTTCTCGAGAACGCCTGCGTAGCCAGCGATGTCGACCACGGTGTCGTGGTGGTAGCCGTTCTCCATGAAGCGGGCGATCTTCAGCAGGATCATCATCATCGCCACGTCGTTGTGATCCACGACGTTCTTCTGGAGGTAGGTGTTCCAGAGGTTGGCGATGCGCTGGTGGTTCTCCAGTGCGTCCCCGTAGTCCTGGGCACGCTGGCCGTTGATGATCTCTTCGGCCTGGGTGAGGATGCTCATTCCTCGTTGTCTCCTTCGTGGACGTAGTCGTGGATGTCCTCGAGATCGAACAACGTCAACTGCTCGGGGTCCATCAGATCCTTTCCAGCAGAGCGTCTTTGCCCTGCGTGCTAACTAGTGAGTTGACATCCTCGCCATCTGGCATCGGGATGATTCGTGCGTTCGGCAGCGTCTTCGCCACCGACTTTGCGAACTCCATACCGGCGTCGTCGCCGTCGGCCAGGATGTTCACGTTCCGGTAGCCCAGGAAGAGCTCGCGGAAGTGGGGCTTCCACTTCTGCGCCCCGGACAAGCCCACCGTCGGGATGCCACACAGCTCGGCGGTGATGGTGTCGAGTTCTCCCTCGCAGATCGCCATGTCCTTCGAGTACCGGGTCAGAGCGACTGTGTTGTACAGCCGGTCCTTCTCCCCTGGCATCGACAGGTACTTCGGCGTGCTGCCGTCGAGCTTGCGGTACCTGATCGCCGCTACCGACCAGTTCCTCCACGGCGACCACCGCATGTACGGGATCGCCAGACAGCCCCGGTAGTACTCATGACCAGGGAGTGGGTCGCCCACGAACCCCAGACCGAACGGTCTGACGTGGTGTTCGAGTAGGCCGCGGCTCTCCAAATACGCGGCGGCTGGGCTTCCGTTGAGACTTTCCCTGTATCGGGACGTTGCATCCCACAGATAGCTCCTCTGCGATTCGCTTAGCCGTTGGATAGTTCACCTCCTCTTCATGTCGGATGATCGAGATCACGTCGCCTCGGACCCCGCAGGCCATGCAGTTGAACCCCTGCAGGTCGTAACTGACTGCGGCCGAAGGGTTCTCGTCGCCGTGAAACGGACACAGGCACTTGTTCCACTCGTTGTGGTCCGGTGGCGGTTCCCAGTCGGGGTAGTACCGCTGGATGACCTGTGCGATGGGCGAGTCAGCACTCACAGTCCTGCTCGCAATCCGGCTCGCCAGCGCAGGTGCATTGGCAGACCTTGATCAGGCAACTGCAGAGGTCAGAGCAGTACGGCATAGACGCTGCAGTCCTCGACCCGGTTCTTGAACTGACCCTCGAGGACGCCCTCAACGAACAGGGCCATGTCGCCCTCGTCGCGGGGGTCTTCGATGATCGCTTCGACTCGGTATCTCATGTGTTCCTTTCGGTGAATGACAAGGTCAGGACGCGAGTTTCTCCGCTTCGACGGGCGCGATGCGCTCGCCGATGACCTGGACGGCCGGCGGATTGGTCAGGTACTCGATGGCCCGCTTGAAGAACTCGATGCAGTCCCTCGCCCAGCCCAGCGTGTACTTGTTGCACATCGTGCAGAGCAGCCCTCGGACGATGCCCGTCTTGTGGTCGTGGTCGACCGACAGGCGCTTCTTCGTGCCGTTGGCTCGCTGGCAGATGTAGCAGCGACCGCCCTGGAACTCGTAGATCGCCCAGTACTCGTCCTCTGTGATCCCGTAGGTGGCAAGGATTCTCGCCGCCCAGGTGCCCGTGGAGCGCGTCTGCTTGGTCACCCGGTGATGGGTGGCACACCTCGGTCCCGGCCACGGCGTCTTGCGCCGTGACTTGATCCCCTCGGCCTTGCAGTCGACGCACCACTTCCCGGAATCAGGTCGCGGTGCTGCCTTCTTCCGCCGCGCCATGAGCCGCCTCCTCCCCCTTCTCGAGGCAGAGGCAGATCCACGTCAGGAGCCCGTAGCCGATGCAGAGCTTGACGATCATGAGCCCACCCCGAAGATGTACCGCTGCGGGTACAGGTCGAGGAGCGCCAGGCAGATCAGGTCAGCCGCCAGCTCCGGGTCGGCCAGCATCCATGAGTGGTAGCCGTCGACTCCGTAGAACGTCGCGTCGGTGAGCTTGGCCGCACTCAGACCGGCCGCGTACGGGACGATCTGGTCGTGCAGGCCGTGCAGGACTGCCGTGGGCACGCCGTGGCGCTGCATGGCTTGCAGCAGGGGCACCGTATCGGCCTTCATCAGCGCGTAGGCCGCACGAACGAACCGCAGCCCGGACACTGACTCCCGGAGGTTGGTCAGCAGGTTCAGACGCTCTCTGGGCGTCCGATCCTTCAGCGCCTCAACACCATCCCCGATCACGTCGGTCAGTCCTCCGAAGAAGAACTTCGCCGCCCGGTAGGGGATGCTCGGGCCCGGAGTGATCGCGATGCCCTTGTGGTGCTCGGCACCGGCAGCCGCGTCCAGCAGGACAGCGGCAGCGACCCGGTGAGGATGACGAGCTGCGATCTCGACCACCATCCCGCCACCCATCGAGTGACCCGCGAAGATCGCACGGTGAATGTCAAGTTGGTCCAACGCGTCGAGGGTCACCTTGGTCATGTCCTCGATCGAGTGGCCCCACGGCAGCGTGCCGCTGTCCCCGTGGTTGGCCGCGTCGAGCCCGATGACTCGGAATCCCTTGTCGGCCAGGAGAACCAGCATCTCCTCGTACGCCTGGGCGCTCACGCTCAGACCGTGCAGGAACACCAGCGGGACGCCGGTCCCGACCTCGGTGACGCCAACGCGGAAGCCGTCGGCCGTCAGGATGGTCTTGCGTTTCACAGCCACCGCCTCGCAGTCCGATCGATGTTGAAGTCCGACACGTTGCGAGCCAGCGGGAATCGAGGCTCCTGATGTGTCACCGTGGTCTTGACGACCTCGTCCTTGCCGTCCTTGCCCTTGACGAGGGTCTTGCGGGCCCAGGTCGCTGGCTTGTTTGCCAGCAGACCGGAGAGGATTTGCTGGTGAATCGGGTTGGTCCGCTTGGGCATCTGATTAGGGGTCGCCATCAGGGGTTTTCCTTCCGTGGGTGAATGTCAAGTTCGAGCCGATAAATAGCTATTACGTCAGCCTGGGCACGCCCGAGTAGCGGAGTGTCTCCCACCAATCACCGCGTTGGTTACCGGCTCCTCGCCGTGGGAACTCGGGCAGGCCAGCTAGGCCAGTCGCCAGATGTGCTCTGGCTTGCCGTACGGACCTTCGACCTGGTCGTCGGTCTTGACGAGGAAGCCCTCGTCGGTCAGCACGGTGATCTGCATGCGGACGCTGGTGATGAGCCACTGCTGGCCCGTCTGGACGCCCTTCTGCCACGCCTGCCAGGGCGTGAGGCTGTCGTATCGCCGGAACAGCTCCTTGACCACCTCGGCCTGCGCCCCGGAGGCGCGGCGAGCCTTCTTGAGCCGCTCCCCCGCGAGCTTCGGGGTGTTGAAGTAGGTTCCCATCGTTGCTGTCGTCATGCGCTACCTTTCGGGGTGAATGTCAAGTCAGTGACCAAAGTCATTGATCTGCATGGTGTCTCCGACGAACTCGAGCGAGGCGAAGTCTTGGCCCGACGCGTCGGACTTCCCACCTCGGTTCTTCACCGTGGAGACGTTGAGCGAGTCGGGGCCGAAGCCATCCGACACGCGGTTCAGGGTCAGGACCATCTCGGGCACACGCCCGATCTGACCCTTGATGCCCGACAACGGGATCGGCTTGTCGCCGTCGTTGTACGGACCTGTGACGTGGTGGAGCCCGATCACGCAAGAGCCAGTCTCCCTGGCCATTTCGTGCAGGTAGTCCATCAGCGACTCGAGCCCGGAGAACGGGTCGTCGCCCTCGCCCGCGTCCGTGCGGACGTTGGTGATGTTGTCGACCACGATCAGCGCGGGGTAGTCCTCGTAGAGCGCGTCGTACGCCTCAAGCGACTCCTCGATGATGTCCAGCGAGGGAGATGCCTTGTAGTTGAACCGGATCGGCAGAGCGTCCAGCTCGTTGGCGATCTCGTCCGGGATCGTCATGTCTCGCACGGCCCGCGTGGACCGTTCGAGCGACCAGCCGCTCAGGATGGACACAGACCTGCTGAGCTGCGTGAATGCGTCCGAGTCCGCACTGAAGTAGAGCGTCGGTACCTTCGACTTCAAGGCGTAGGCCAGCACGAACGCTGACTTGCCGGTGCCAGGACCAGCACAGACCAGGACGAGCTGTCCTCGTCGGAGCGTGGTGCCCTTCATCTCGATCGCGTTCCACACCGTGGGCAGCGGATCACCGGCAGAGCCGCGAATGTAGAGCGACTGCCGTGGGGTGTACATCTGTCTCCTCTCAGAACTCCGGGCCGTAGGTGTCCACGATCAGGCCGACCAGCACGTCGGCCAGGAGGTCGAGTGCGTCGGGCTCATCGGGGCCGACCAGGGCTGCGAGCTGCAGCGATTCCCGGATCGTCGGCCTCACTTGTTCTTCTCGATCACGATCTTGGCGTCGTGGATCTCGCGGCCGGCGTGGGCCGCTCGGGTCTCCTCGTCCAAGGCTTTCTGCATCTGCTTCATCAGCCGCGTGCCCCGGAGCTTGAGGATCTTCATGATGTCCGCGCCCTTGTAGCCAGCGCGGTGCATCCGCAGGACCGCTGCCGTCTCATGCGGCGCGGCCGTCGACCTCAGCAGTCGGTGGTTGGGATCCCAGTCGGTCATTGCTTCCTCTCGGTGAATGTCAAGGTCGTCACAGGCCAAACTCCTCCTGGTACATCGGGATGAACTCGCTGGCAGGACGGGGTACGCCGTCCTCGCAGTCCTTGTCGAACAGCCGGATCAGGTGCTCGATGTAGCCCTGGTGCGATACCGGTGCCTCGGCACAGAGCTGGGTGAGCTTCCGCCGCTGCTTCGCGACGTTCATCTCCATCTGGACGTTCCTCACAGCACGAACCTCTCCCCGTCGACCGTGGCCACCACGACCTCTCGGTTCGGGTGGTCAGCCTTGTGCGCCTCGGCGAACCGGAACGCGGCCTTCTCCTTGGGGAACGGCCACCGCGAGGGGTTGGCCTGGACGTGCCATGCCGGAAGCTCGGGGATCGGCCCCAGCTCCACGAACGTCGAGCCCGTCTCTTCGGTGACGATCGTCTTTCTGTATTCCCTCATTCCGCCTGCCTATATAAGTACGTGAGTATTGGTAAATGACAAGTCGAACTACTGGTAAATCGGGCAGGAGTAACTTACGTCACAGAAGTTGCACTTGTCGGGCTCGGGCAGCGCGGGGAACTCCCCGGACTGGATCTGAGCCTCGACCTCATGGAACCTCTCGGTGATCTTCTCCCGCGTCCACTCGGTGAGGTCGTAGGGCTCGGTGATGACCGCCTTCTTGCCCTTCTTCCCCGCCATGTAGTAGTCGCCAGTGCGCGGTGGCTCGATGCCGAAGAGGATCGAGATCGCCAGCGCGTAGACGCCAAGCTGGAAGTCGTCTCCCGGCTTGTTGCCCGTCTTGTAGTCCCGGACACGCAGCTCTCCGTTGACGACGACGACGGCGTCAATATAGCCACGCACCTTGATGCCATCCAGCTCGATGTTGAACGACAGCTCGATGGCCGGTCGACTGGGCTTGCAGCCGCAGTCCTCGACGTGGGTAGATGTCAAGTCTCCGACCTGAGCTTCATCCGCGCCGCAGCGCGGGTCCACGATCGCGGGTGCGATCCAGATCGTCTGGCCCTTGTCCTGCCGCCAGTTGATGAACTTCTCGACCTGTTCGAGCCCAATGTGGAAGCGGCGCTCGATGTCTCGCTCGCCGTTGTACGGGCCGCTGTGGAACCACCAGTCGAAGTTGGGCGTCTCAGCGCACAGCTCGCCGATGTCCTTGGCGTACTCCTCCTTGAAGATCTCCTGAGCCCGTTCGAGGGACATCTCTCTGCCCTCAGCCAACGCCTTCTCGTAGACCTCCGCGACGGTGTGGAACGCCGTGCCTTGGGGCAGCCACGCGGCCGGCCGAGCCCACACCTTGTCGATGCGAGCCAGCTTGTACGCCATCGGGCAGCGCGTGTACTGGTTGATCTGGCTGACGCTTCGCAGCGGCAGCGATTTCGTCTGTGTCATACAGCCGCGAACACCTTTCCCAGAGCTTCAGCCGCAGCCTCGCTCATGATCCGTTGAATCTCACCCTTGTCCAGCGGACCTCCTGGGAACGCGTCCTGCTGAGTCAGCCTGGCTACCATGAACTCTCCTCTGTTCCCCCAGTACTTCGGGTTGCAGTGCGACCCGCTCCCGATCACCTCGAACTGGTTGGACTCGCAGATCATCTTGGCGACCGGGCGGTAGAACTTGCCGGTGTCCTTCACCAGCGGACTGCGGTAGACGAGCAGGACGGTGACGGGGTCCAGGTGCTCCTGGCCCTTCCACCATGTCTCGCATCGTTGCGCGTACATGAACTCCGGGTCGTTCACCATCGTTTGCACAGGCGTGTGAACTACTTCGGGGAACAGGGTTGCGATGTGCGAGAGAGCCATTGATGAGTCCTATCTGCCGTGCGCCCGAGCAGGAGCGCACGACCGGGTAGAGCGGTCAGGAAACGAGTTCCTCGACGTTCGGAGGCAGCGTCCAAACCGACTCTGCGCGGGCGTTGAGAGTGCCGTCCTCGTCAAGGATTTCGGGGCGGAGATGCTCGTTGACCCGGATCACCAGACCGTCATCCTCGATCGTGCGAGGGACGTACCTGAAGCCTCCACCGGCCATGCCGGGGTAGGGCTCGATCGTCGGATCGAACTCGAGCACGACATCCTCTTCGAGGAGTCGCCGCCACCAGGAGACGAGCCTCTTCTCCTTCTCCGCAGAGAAGCCTCGGAAGCTCAACTGCCGCATGTACTCACCGTGGTCGCGAAGGCTCTGGTACGCCTTGGAGCGACTGTGCTCCTTCAGCGTCTGGAAAGGCCACAGAGCCTTGACCTGCTGCCGTACGTTCAAGCGACCCCCGTAGGTCTTCACTTGCCACTCGACAGCTTGGCGAGTCACGCCGTGCATGTCTCCTATTTGTCGGTAGTTGTACCCCTTCCCTACGAGATCCTCAATCGTGCTGAGGGTCAGTGGTTGCCTCGACGGCGGTCTGACAACGTCGAGGGTCGTGATTTTGCCGCTCATGTTTAACCTCCATGAGGAAGGTGAATGTCAACGTGGCCATCACGGTGACATGTTGGTGCCTGTCAAGTCTATCTCTCCAACTGTTTGGTGGCCTGTCCTATTCAGTTGTGGCCCCCGGCCGTGTCTCTCCCGCTGGCTTGCGGGGAGGCTGTCCCATGTCCGGGAAATGTGTCCCGTCTGTGACGTTTGCAGAATGTACAGGTGGGTACCGACACTCAGCAAACTAGGGTGTCCCGGCTATCCCGGCGAGCCTCCTACCTCGTCAGATAGCTCTTCGATGCGTTGGTTGATGTCCTCGAGATCCCAGCGGTCCTGTTCGTTGCCGTGACCGGCTCTCAGGTTCCTCTCAATCTCGCCCTTGAGATCTTCGAGTTCTTCCAGGTCATCGATGTCTTCCACGTACATAGTCGCTCTAACCTCCCTGTGCGTTACTTGAAACGTATGACTTAAGAGGGGCGCTTATTTCAGCATCGGCAACCTACGGTGCCGTACCCCTAGTTGACCTCGCTGTTCGGGTGTTTAGTCGACACCACGGCTAACTTTCAGAGCAGGCCGATGTAGGTCGAGCCGTAGATGAACACGCCTTCGAACTCGGCCCCGTCCTTGTCCTCATGCTGCTTGAGGGCGTCGGCCATGTCGTCAGCGATGTAGGGCAGCAGCCGGCCATCGCCGTCGACCACCACGTAGACGTTCTGATCCACGTCATCCCTCCCTTGCGGCCGCGCCGGTCGCGAAGTAGATCGCCCAGTCGACCAGCTCTCGCACCAGGTCAGCGACCTTGGACGCTGGAACCTCGAGAGGCTCACCGACGTTCGTGGTCATGCCGTAGTCGAGCACGCGGCCGTTGTCGGCGCGGCGCTCCCAACGCTCGGTGCGCTGGATGGCCAGACCGGTCAGCTCGTTGTTCTCTTCGAGCGGTCGGACGGTGTACTTGGTGATCTTGTGGTCCTGCGCCATCAGGCGTTCCTCTCTTCGATGCACTCGGGGTCGTCGCACTTGCAGTGCATGTCTCCGCAGTCGTCACCCTCGGCGTGGGCGTCGATCATCTCTTCGACGCGGTCGGCCGGGACGCCAGCGGCCTGCAGCATGTCGGCCAGAGCCTCCATCTCCATGCAGGTCAGGTTGGGCCCGATGTCTCCGATCAGGTAGCCGTCTCCCCACACCTCCTTGAACTGGTGCAGTGCTGAGGGCAGCGACAGCCCGATGCGCTCCTCCTTGAGCGGCCGGATGGCCTGGGCTTGGTCGACGTTCTTCTCGTTCAGGGTCTCGCTCATGAATCCTCCTTGAGGCCAAGGGCTTCCGCGATGGCGGCAGCCAGGTGTTCCCCGGCCTCTTCGAGGTCAAGGGCGTAGTCGGTGCGGGTCTCGTCGTAGCCCCGGTACTCGTCCTCGCGGACCTCGCCGTGCTCGTCGCGGTACTCATCGAGTGCCTTCTCGCGGGACTCGACCAGCTTCTGGAATCCGGCCAGGGCATTTCGAACCTTGTCGATGCTGCCGATGGTCATCATCGTCGGGGCGTACGTGTGAATCTTGGTGTCGCTCATTGCCAGTCGATCTCCCATCCCTCGGGAAGAGGCTTGGTGTCCAGGCAGATGGAGCACTGGAGGTGCTCGTCACCGTCACCGGACTCGCTGAAGTCTTCGGACCCGGTGAAGACCGCGATCACGGTCTTGCTCTCGGGGTCGATCTCGGTTGACCAGGTGCGGACATAGCCGGTCTCGATGAGCCGCCATGAGTCGTGCCCGCAGTCGGTGTCCAGCTTGTCCATCACGCCTCCTACTTGATCTTGACGGTGTGACCCGTCCGTACTTCGTGGGCTCGGATCGCCCTACCCCACAGGTGCCTCTTCTCGGCCTTGAACTCTGTTGGGCAGCCGGTGCATTTCGCCTTGAACCTCATCAGCAGAACCAGTGCTTCCTGCAGTAGCGCGACTTGTGGTCGTCGTCGTCTTGCTCGTCGTCCTGTTGTGGGACAACGGCTCTCGGTGTCGTGGTGGTCGGACGCGACCCCTCGTTCGCGTCAGCCTCCGTGCATGGGGAGAACTCGCCGTGTTCGAGGTGGTATCTCCGATCACCGCCAGGTGTCTCCCCTGGGTGCTCGGCCAGGTGCGTCATACACTGGACCGAAACCTCGGCATGAGCCGGGGCAGGCCCCACCTGGATGCTGGCCGTAGCCAGCAGAGCCAGGAGGAGCGAGCCCAGCAGCGTTCGCTGGATGATCACGACGCCAGCGACCTCTGCATCGAGGCGTTGCGGCCGTCACGCTGCCCGTGGGCGTAGCCGCTGCTGTTGTAGTTGGTCCGGGACCGCTCGGTGCGGACCCTCGGGAACACCCGCGCCAGCTCGGCCTGGGCCCGTGCCTTGTCGTCGCGGTAGAGCACCAGAGCGCCACCGCCGGCCGATTCCACGGCCTTGCTCTCCTCGGCGCGGACGCGCTCGCCGATGGTCTGAGCGAAGCCTGCGATCCACGCACGGCGGTAGCTCTTGACCTGGCCAGCACCGCTCACGGTCTTGTACGAGCCGGTCTGCCAGTCGTACCGCGTGCGGTGGTGCATGGTCTCGGGTCGAACCTCGTTGACCAGGCGCAGCATCTGCGGGCGCAGGATGTCCCACAGGAACTTGACGCGCTCGATGTGGCGCTCCATGCCGAACACGAAGACTTCCTGCTCCTTCGTGCCAGCGACGGTGCGGTAGACCGTCTTGCAGTGCAGCGCACGGGCGATGCCGTGGAGCAGCAACGCTTGCTGAGCGACGTACTTCCCGGAGACTCGGGCAACCCACTTGATCGCGTCGGGCATCTCGGTCATGTCGAGCCCGTTCTTGGTCGCCTCGACCTGGGCCATCTCGAGCCCGTACTTGGCCATCAGCTCGAAGGCTTTCGCCTGGAAGACGGCTTCCTCGGGCGTGCCGACCACGTCCTCGGCCTGGCGCAGGAGCTTGGCCACGCGGTCCTGCATCTTCTTGGTCTTGCTGTCCATCAGTGATCCCTCTTCCAGTTCGATCGGTTGCCCTTGCCGGGGCGCTTGAGTGCTCGTCGTCGGTTGGTGTGCTTGCGAGCCGCAGCCGCCTGCGCGGCGCGACGCTCCGCGTGTTCGCGGCCGTGGTCGCTCATGTCTTGCCTCTCAGTCGATGTCGATCGCCGTGTCATCGATCACCAGGTAGCTGCGCTCACCCAGCGACAGCCACCAGTTGCCGGTGTCTTTGTCCTCCCAGAGCCCGACCTGTCCGGGCTGGTCGCTGCAGTCCTCGACGTGACACACGGGGTAGTCGCGGCCGTCGACCGTCCGAAGCTCGGTGAGGTTCACCGTGGGCTCGGCCGAAGACTCGGGTGGCTCTGCGATAGCCATCGCCGTGACGGCGGTGACGAACGCGATGGTGATCGTGATCAGGTTGTCCTTGGTTCGTGCCTTCACTCTGATTCCCTCCAAAGTTGCTCTGCCAGAAGCCTTTCGGCGATGTCGATGGGGTCGATCTCCCGGTTCACCCGTATCTCACCTCCCCGAAGATCGCGAACTGCAGCACCTGATCTGCGGTGTCGGCGTCGTAGTCGCCCTCTTCGCCGTTGGTGCGGTCGAACTCAACGAGCTGCCAGCCGTACCAGTCCTCGCGGGCTCGCGAAGGCTTGTACTCGGGGTCGCGCTTGCGCTTCAGCTCCCACTCGCCCTTGAAGTGCTCACGCTCACCACGGGCGTACTCGGCGAACATCCGCAAGCCTCGGGCGATGTCGTCCGGGCCGATCTGGTGGACCTCGGCGAAGGTGCCTTCGTCGTCACCGTCCGCGTCGACTCGGATCGTCGCGGTGCATGCCTCGTCATCGAGCGCGGTGCAGTAGAACCAGGAGTAGTTCAGGCCGTCGCTGAGGATGTAGCTCAGAGCCTGCAGACGTTCGGCGGTGCGTGCGGTCATGGTGATCCCTTCGGTAAATGTCAAGCGGCGTACACGGAGCGATGAGCGAGGACCGCGAGGTCCGATCCTTCGAACGGTGTCTCGTCGTCGGCGTGGACGAACGAGGCGTACTTGCGTGGGTTGTAGGTGACCGGTCGTGCCTCCTTGGGCAGGATCACGGCTTCGCCCTGGACCAGCTCCCCGACCAGGCCCGCGTGGACGTTCTTGCGTCCCTCACGGAGCACGCGCTGTCGGCCGGCTTCAGATACCTTGCCGGTGACGTTGCGGAGCACGACGTGCTGGTGACGTGCGATGACTCGACCCTTGTCCGGTCCTTCGAGAGCCTTGACGCTCCACATGCCTCGGTGAAGATTCCAGTAGACGAAGACCCTCACAGTGCATCGATCCCTTCAGCGATGATGGTGCGGACGACCGTGGCCGGTGACTCGCCGTCCTCGTAGCTGTCCCGGTACGTCCGGTCAGCGATGTCACGCGAGGTGACTCCCCACGCCCTGGTCAGCAGGGCGTCAACGTGGCGCATCCACACCTCGAAGCTCATGCGACGGTGACCTCCCAGGTGGCCACGATCTGGCCATCCCGGAGCACGTCTCCGTTCACACCGGGCTCATGCCAGGTGACCTCGAACCCGTTGCGCTTGGTCGAAGCCTCGAGATGGTCGATGACCACCTGTCGGGCGCTCGCGGACACGACACCGGTCTTGTCGGAGCCGATCTTGCGGACAGTGAGCGTGAACATCAGGCAGCCTTCCCTTGGAATCGTGTGGTGACTCGGTCGTCGCTCTGCATCTGCGGCCGTCGCGGCCACAGCACCTCGCCTCGGTAGTCGTGGTCGACCAGCACGTCGAACCACAGGACGTAGCGGTTCTCCCCCGCGTGCCACTCGTACTCGGCACGCGCCAGGTCCACGACACCTCGGTCTAGGTTGTTGGTGAACACGCGGAGCCCGTCCACGATCTCTTGACGGTCGGCGGTGAGCACGCGCTCACCCGCGTATGCCTTGCGGTACTGGCCATTCGGGGGATTGCTCATCAGAAGTCTCCTGCGTGTTGAGCCTCGAACCCTTCGAGGTCTCCGATCTCGTCGTCGTAGTTGGACGCGTTGCCGCGCCAGTCGTCGCGGAGCCTCTGGCCGCTGGCGTTGTACCAGGCACCGCACTCGGTGCAGCTCACGTCCGACTCACCGCGATACCTGCGAACCTCCGCGCCACACTCCTTGCGGTAAGCCCTGGCGGTGCAGTCCCAGGCGCTGTAGCCGGGGACGATGAATCCTTCTGCGTCCGTGGTGTCTTCGACACGGCGGTAGTTCTGAGCAGGCATGACTTACCTCACTTCTTCGAAGAGCTGAACAGGACAGACTTGCGTCCGTTGACGCACAGACCACAGCGAGCGCAGGCCGAACCCTTGTCGCTGATCAGAGCGATGGCACCGTTGTTCTCCGGGCACCGCACAGCGTCCGGGAACTGTTCCTTGCCTTCGGCGAACGTCCGGTCGACGTAGGCCACGTTGATGCCCTGAGCCGCGAGAAACCTTGCGGCCGTGATGTTGTCTCGGTCACCGCTGAAGTACAGCGCCAGGTTGGCCAGCTTCTGAGCGTGCAGGAACATGGCCGCGCTGGAGACTCGGGTGTAGGCCCAAAACTGGACATCCGGGAAGTCTCGGATCACGCGGGCCCACGCCGCGACGTACGTGCCGCTGAAGAAGTCCCCATCCCAGTGGATGCGGAAGATCTTGCGGGCACCGCGCTTGTCCGATTCCTTGACGAACTCGGCAACCATCTCGGTGAGCAGAGTCGTGGTGTCTTCGAGAGATGCCTCCCGGAGCAGCTCCCAGTTGTGCAGGAGCACAGCGGACACGCCTTTGTAGACCTTCTCGAGCTTGCCTGCGTAGCAGATCTCGGAGCAGAAGGCAGTCGCGTCCGGGCAGGAGAACCCCTTGCCAGAAGGCAGACCGATGCTGTTGGCGATCATGGCCGTGGTGCCTTTGGCGTTGACCGCGTTGGTGACCTTGCGGTCCTTCGAACGCTTGAGTGCAGCCATGTCTAGTCCTCTCGGGTGAATGTCAAGTGGTCAGCGCGTGTAAACGCTGTTGCCTCGGCAGTAAACCCACTTGCCGATGCTCGCGATGTAGATCTTGCGTTCGGTGTTCACAATGCCATTCCTCTCGGGTAAATGTCAAGCCCAACGGCGAACAGTAGGACGCTTGCGGGCAACCTCACGGCGAACCCTGGTCCGGGGCACAAAGGTGCCTACGGTCATCTCTTCGAGCTGGCGCTCAGCCATCCCTTTCGGCCGGCAGTCGCCCTCTTCTTCGATCTTGACGTCGAAGTCAGTCCACCCCTTGAGACCCTTCTCCAGCTCACGATCGAGCAGGCGAACGGGTGCCTGATCAGGGGCAACGAACGGTGTCTTGCACGATTCGCGGGCAGTGACGCGAACCTCACGGTGCTCAGCGAAGACTGGCATAGTGGTCCCTTCGGTGAATGTCAAGCCTGAGATCAAAGCTCAGGCCACAGTGGGTAGCGCGGAATCGAACCGCGTAGTCGTGATGCCGCCACCCCTTGCGGGATGCGCCAGACCATAGCTCAGGTGTCATTCCACACCGCCAGAGCTACCCGGTAGTCTCATTTCTCCCCACGGATCAGGCGCTATCTATCGGAAGCTACCCGCAGGTCTACATTTAGTGTTGTCGGTCATGGCGTGCCCGAAGGAGCCCGTGTCCCTAGATCGATACAACCCCGGCGACATTTCTGCCTTAAGCCGTGCTCTGTGAGCTTTCATCCCCGTCGATCGCGGGGAGTAGGACTGTGGTGCTCGGTCCCGCTCGGTCTTGCGTGTTTCTCACTTTACCGGATGGTCCGGGTGAATGTCAAGCGGGCCGTTTTGGTATTTGCGCTGCGACCTCGTTAGCGCCTCTGGCGTAAGGCGCTACCCGCTTGTTTCCACCGGTCCAAGTTGGTGTGTCTCAGACATTACCCGGTAGCCGGGTGAATGTCAAGCCGGAGAAACTTGCTGCCGGATTTTCACCGGTACCGGCGCGATTCTCTCGAATCCGCCTACCGCCTTGCTGCTGCGATGACACAAGTATGCACTATCGCCGGGTGCATGTCAAGCGCAATCGCAAAATAGGGCTCTACCTGCAGATATGGCGCTATCCGGGTGCATGACAAGGGGCCCGATATGGGCCCGTGGCGGCCGTCGGCGGCCGTCCCCCGTGGTCAGAGCTGGTGACTAGGGGCCCGCGGATCCAGCGCATAAGCTGCTCACTCCGTGCTCGGTATGGGCCCGTGGGTCGTGTGTGCGCTCGCGTGCGTGGGCGTGCGTGCGTGGGCCCGTGAGGGCATGAGTGGATCCCCACATTGCAGTGTTCTCGCTGGTCAGAACCTAATCCCCTTATCCGCGCATAAGCTGCTCACTATCGCATCGGTGTGCATATCCCCTGATCACACATGCATGTGCATATGCCTGTGACCTGCACAAATGCAGCATGCGTATGCATGCGTGTGTTAGCTGTACATTGTGGCCGGCTATTGCGTATGCGCTGATCAGAGCGTTACCGCATGAGATAAGAGATTATCTTTTGTTTGCTAGTGCCCTGTGCCCTGTGCCCTCGAGTGCTCGCATGCCTCGAGCATGCGTGCTGTTAGCGCGTTTGCGCTGGTCAGAGCCCGTTCCTACCCCCAGGGGGAGTACCCCCCCAGGGGTACCTTCCTGACCGGTCGGTTA